TTATTTAGCGGTCCAAACGCCGCCCAGAGCCTTGCATGTTTTCTCGCCTACCCAACCGTCTACCTGCAGGCCATTATCCCGCTGGAAGTCTTTTACGGCGGCCGCAGTGGCGTCTCCGTACTTTCCGTCAGCGCCCCACTGGCCAAGGTTGTAGCCGAGCTCGAGCAGTTCCAGCTGCACCTTCCGCACGTCCTCGCCCTTCAGGATCGGGTCCTTCACCCGCAGATCCCGCGTCAGCTTGAAAACGGCCGCAGGCACTTTGGCCGTGCCTGATACGATTTTCACACGGTTCCCCGACACATACCCGGTTTTCCCAGCAGCCTTTATCTTATAGAACGCGCCGACGGTCCCCAGGACATCCATGACGGTGCCGGCCTTAAGCTTAACAACGACCTTGCTCTCCTTATCCGCTTCCGCGTATACCCATACCGGGCCGGTCGTCTTTGCGACAGGCGCCGGGGCCGCCGGAGAGGTATAGAGCTTCTTTCCTACGCTGTCGAAAACAGAGTACCCCGGATGCTTCTTGCATTCTGTCACGGCGTTATCAAGGATTTTGAATGCACCTTTTTGCGAGGCGCGGTCAGACCAGGATTTCCGTACCTTATAAGGGGCGCCGGCAGCTGTGGCGGCAGTTTGCGCAATGGGGTAGACTTGCTTCCCGGCATTGTCAAAGACTGCGTAGCCGGGATTCTTTTTTGCTAAGGCTATGGCGTTGTCGAGATCCTCAAACGAGCCTTTCTGTGAAGCTGTACCGGTCGCCGATTTGCGCACGCGGTAGTATGTGCCGGCGGGTGCGTGGGTGGGCGCAGGGGCAGGTTCGGTGAGGAGGGCTTTGAACTCAGCCAGCGGAAACTTTGTCCCGGGGCACTGCGTGTTGTCGACATCCTTATGCCCAAGGATTTTCTTGACAGGCCCGCCTTTACCGGCCTGCTTAAAATACGCAATCAGGTCGCGCACCAGCCGTTTGCCCGCTTCTTTCATCACGGGGGGCAGGTCTTTCTCGCTATAGTTGCCGATGAAAACGATATCCACCACATGGGAGTTATAGCCGAGCGCGTCCTTGGTGCCGCCGCTTTCCACGTCAGGCCCGCGCCCAAGCCAAATCGTGCCGTCTTCTTCGATCACGAATCCATACCCGATTGCTTTGTACCCTCGTTTGATATGAACTTTATGAATAGCTGTAACGTCGTCATCATCGCCGTCACCGTCGCCGGGCACCCCCTCGTGGTGGATCATGATTATGTCGGTATACTTCTTCTTCACGTACGGACGGACCGGCTTCAGACCAGGGTCCTTTACATACTCAAACATGGTTTCTCCTTTCTGCCCCGCAGAAGGGCAACAAAAAACCGCCCGTAGGCGGCCGCCCTGAGATTTCTAAAATAGGTTTTCCACCCCCTGTTCGTTCAAAAAGTCCTTCTGTTCGTGCTTCACCTGCCTGGCATATTCGAGGGCGCACGCCATCTCTCCGTTGCATTGACCGTCTTGGATGGCATGCGCCGTCGCTTCGCCGAGCGCGATTGCTGCCCCGATACCTTTGATCATCAGGAGCTCGTTCTTCTTTCTTGCCTCATCGCGTTTATCTCGTTCTGTGTCGCGCCGAGTAATCTTTTTTTGGATAAGCCAAAAACATAGGGCCGTAATGGCTGATGGCAGACCTATTAACCCCAGCAGCGCCGCAATATCGATTTGCACCGGAAACCCTCACCTCCCATAAAGTAAGCATAAAAAATCCGCCTAAATGCGGTAACCTGCTGCCTGCTAAATCGACCGAATGATCTGGTGGATCTCTTCCATATTGGCCTTGCTGATCACGTCATTGGCTACTACGGTACTCCACGGCACGAACTCCGGGAATGACACCCCAGGGTTCCAGCCCTTTATGCGGTTGATTAACTCGTCAAGGGCGGCCCGAAGTTCGTAGAGCACGCCGATGCGTATTACGGTCTGGTCCGGCGCTATGGTATAAGCCCACGACTTGGCTGATAGGCCATAGGCCGCACGAAGCGTGTTGATGGCTGTCCGGGCCTCAAAAGCGTGGATTGCCCGTATTCTAGTGTCAGCTGTGAACGGCTCGTCGGTGAAAGGCTCCATTACCCGGCTGAGGTTGAGAGTGACAGCCGGCCCGTTCTCGATGCCGTCGTTATGCTTGAAGGGGATAGAGAACGCTCCGTTGCTGTCCGCGTTCAGCCCGGATGCCGGCCGGAAGATGACTTTCGTGCCGCCGTTATAAAGCCCGCTGGGCCTGAACTCCGAGGTCTGGACGTTGCTCTTATGGTCCTCGGATGCGCCGCCGATAATGATCTGCTGCTGGGCGTCCGGCTCCGTGGGGATCGTGAGCAGGAAGTGCGGCCGGTCACTGAACAGGGTCGAGCCATCGAGCGGGTACGCCACAGAGGGGACTAGGGGCAGCCTGTTCCTGCCCAGGTCATAGACCGTTTTTGAGGGGCCGACTCCGCCGTTTTCGTCGACGGGCGTCACGCGGATATTGTACCGCCGGCCACGCGGGTGGGCGCTGATGTCGTAAGTATAGCTGTTCGTTTCCACTGTGTCCACAACCGCAAAGCTGCCATACCCGGAGCCGTCGTTAAAGGCGGCCTCGGTAAGATAATCGATGTCGTCACCGTCGGGGTCCGTGACCTCATTCCATGCAAGCGGTATCTCGGAAGCAAAAAGGCCTGTCGACGGGATAAGGGTAGTAATAGCGTTGGGATTCCGGTTGTTCTTATAGACCGGTGTTTCCGTGTATGCAGCAGAGACCTCGTCCAAGCTGTCAATGGTATATAGGCGGCCCTTATAATCTCCGTTCGGCTTCGTGCCTATCGGGTATGTGTAGGACGCGCCTGAGACCGGAATGGTCTCGTAGAGCGTATAGTTGCCTTCGTCAGGCGGGCTGCTGTATATCTCAAGCCGGTGGCTTACAGCCTGGCCATCAGGATCCACACCAGCCGACCATGAAAGCGGGACGGTATCGGGGTAGGTCCCGGCCGCCGGGGAGATGTTCGTGGGCGCCGCAGGCAGCTGGTTACGATAGACAATGGCCTCATCTGACCAGTCGGACGCGATATTGAAGTTGTTGACTGCGCGCACTTTTACTGCAAGGGACTGACCTCTGCCTACGCCAAGGGAAACAAGGGTGAACGCCTTGCTCGCGCTGGTGGCCGATACTTCGGTGGCGGTTCCACCGTTGATGGAATAGGAAATTTCGTATCTGCTGATGGAGGCACCCGCGCCTGCGCCTGCGCCAGACCATTCAAACGTGACAACGTCCTTGAATACGCCGGACGCCGGGGTCAACAACGTCGGAGCCGTCGGGTCGCCATAAGGCCGGTAAACGGGGGACTCGGCATATGCAGCAGAGATCTCGCTCAGGTTGTCTACGGTGTAGATGCGGGCCTTATACTCGCCGTGTGGCCGACTGACCATCGAGTAATTGTAGTTTGCGGCCGATACGTCGTTTATGGTCTGATAGAGCACGAAGCTCTCGGTGCCGGTGGGCTTGTTCCATATCTCAATCTTATATTTGAGGGTTTGCCCGGCATCTGCGTCGCTGCCTGCATCCCAAGTAAGCGGCAGAGCGGTCGTATACACGCCAGCAGCCGGACCTATGTTCGTGGGCGCCGCAGGCAGCTGGTTACGATAGATAATGGCCTCATCTGACCAGTCGGAGGCAACTCCGAAGTTGTTGACCGTACAGACTTGGACCTTGAGCGAGCCGCCGCGCGGAACGTTGAGGGACGCCAGGTTCAGGGTATAGCTTAAGTCGGTGGTTTGCACAGTAACCCATGAGCCGCCTTCAACTAGGTAGCGCAGGTCATAACGGCTGATGGATGCGCCGACGCCAGCGCCTGCGCCGGACCACGCGAAGGTCACCGCGTCTTTGTATATGCCGCCGGTGGGCGTAAGCGATGTCGGTGCCGTCGGGTCGCCGGCAAGCTTGATATAATAGTCAGCGTGCAGGGCGGCCGTCGTCGCCTTGTCAAGCGTGTCTTGGGCCTGCACATCGAAGCCTACATAGTCGCCAGGCTCCACGCCGTAAGCGAGCAGCTGCGCCCGTGAAACCGCATGACTGGTCGCGGTCAGCTTATCGAGCCAGCCGGTGAGTGCGCTCCATGCTCCGTCATGGTATTTATAGAGCATGATAAAGAACTTCTGAAGGTTGCCGTTCGGGTCGCCATTGTTATCCCAATAAGCCGTGAAGCCGTCATAGTCATAGGCCTTGTTGGTGCTGTCGAAACGGAAATTATCAGGAGCGTTCGGCGCTCCGTTTATCGTGATGGCCCCGGACCGAACGTCAGACCAGTCTCCTTTAGCACCCCAGCTGTCTTTGCCACGGACTTTGAAGTGCCAGACACCGTTCGCAGACCAGCCGGAGGTGGGGATGGTGGTGGAGGTCACCACGCCGACGCTTTTCAGAATCGTGGGGGAACCATACCATGACCCATCCGGCCGCTGCATCGCTATCTCAAAGCCGGTCAGATCACCGTCGGGGTCACCGGGATTGTTCCAGTTGACCGTTATGTTTCCGCCAGCATTGAGTAGGGAAGGGGAAGCGGATACGGATGTCGGCTTGTTCGGTTTACTGTTGGGGGTGTATGTGACGATGATATAGACCGATTTAAGATAAGACTTCATCGTCGAGTTTCCGGACTGTCCGACTGTTATGACAGTATCCCAGCCGTCCCTCGACCATCCGGAAACCGGCGTCGACGTGGAGCCACTTCCGCCGCTGACGGTGTAGTTGTTGGCTTGGCCGTTCTGCTCAATTCGGTGCGTGAACGTCCCAGACCAGCCAGTTCCGTTAGCCTCGTTGTTCCACTGGAAATACATCCGGACTGCCGTTATCGTTCCGACCGGATTGAAGGCAGGAATCCGTACCATCGCTTCACGAAGTGCACCGGCAGACAGCCGGCCTATCTGCATGCAGCTGGAACTTTCGCCGCCGTTGTTGTTATAGCTGATAATGGTTGCATCGACACGCAAAGTGGCCATACTGCCTCACCTGCCTTTCGGGCCTATTGTTACGCCAAGAATACCTGCATATATATGAGGCCGATACCATCCGTTTTCTTACGTTCGAGAGCTTTGCCGATGATGGTTCCTGGCCAGGGATTCGATGGCACGAATGCGACGCCGGGCACCGAGGATGAAACCAGTCGATCCCCCGGCTCTGCTTTGCCCTTGCAAAAGACCTTGACGCGGCCGGCGAGGGCCACCGGGATATAGCCCGTGGCATTTTTCGACTCGTCCTCATCGCCGCCTATGATATGGGCATAGCTGTCAGAGCAGACACCCACGACCAGCGAGCAATGCGGGGACGTCGATTTGCCATACCCACCACCTCCACGCAGCGCTATCACATGTCCAGGCCTGATATCTTCCAGGACGTCGGCCTTTTTGTACAGCTCGGCGTAGTCGTTCGCGCTCCAGACCGCACCGCGGACAATGTTTGCCGAGAGCTGATTGAAGGTGACGTTCGAAGTGGTTTTCACGTCCTGATCGAGCCTATTATCGATGCGTTTCATGTTGGTGTCGATGATGTCCATATTGCCGTTTATGACGTCGATGTCGACTGCCTCTGCGCCGGTCGGTTTGACCAGCTGGTAATTCGTCGTGTGATTGGGCATTTTATTCCACCACCTTTTCATTCTTCAGCATGTTCCAGGTATAAGCCGCTTCTGACTGTGCCCAGGTGAAGTTGTTCCCCATCTCTGTCCATGTCGTGAACATTCGGATAACCTCGACCGACAAGTGGGCGGGGATGCGCCGAAGAATAATCTGACGTATGGTTTCCCCCGGGATGGTCCGGTCGTATTCCGCCCGGAGGGCAACTGTGATGTGTCCCGCCGCTATCGTGGCCACCGCGTCAAGGCCGGAAAAAGATCTGACAAGATTTTCGATGTAGGCCATAGATATTTTGCCGTATCCCTGCATAGTGGCCAGCAGCTCTTCACGACGGGCCTCCAGTGTCTCTTCGTCCGGAATCGGCGCGGATTTCTTAAAGTAGAACATTTCCTTGCTGCGGATCAGCCCAGCGTCGCCTCTGGAAACAAAAAGATTCTCCCGTGCGCGTAGTACCTCAAGTTGATATTTGCGCATCTCGATTGCCGCCACATACTGTATAGCTTCCATCTCCGTATTGCCCTCGTAATAGCCGGGAAGCATGGACATGGCATCATCATAAAACTGCTCGGCCTCAGGGACATCCGCCATCCATCTATACAATGGTGATCACTCCCTTCACCGGGATCTCCATGGGGGCAAGCGTTATGTTGGTCGTGCCCTCGTTTACCAGGAGGTCGCTGTAATCCTCGACCGAAGGCAGACCAAATATTAGAGACCCTATCGATGAATACCTCACGACGCTCGCTGGGGAACCGGGCTCGTTCGGGTCTTCCTTTGCCAGAGCAATTTCTTTCAGCATTGCGGTGAACGCCTCGTCGAATTCTGTTTCAACGTCTGCCAAGGAGCTGCCGACTGCCGGCACCACGGTGAACGAAACATCGATGTCCAAGGCTGTCGCTGCTTGCGCGATGAACACCGCGCCGCAGTTGGCCACGCCGGAACCGTCGCCGTTTTGGTTCGGGTCAATGTATTCCTGCACGGCTGCGACAACCTGCGAGCCGGCCGGAAGGCCGTCTGAGCCGACAAGGGCCGCGGTGACCATCAGCGGGCTTGGCACCTGGGGCATTACGATGGCAAGGCCGACGCCGGGCCGGCTTTCGCACCATTGCTTGTAATGATATCTGTTCCCGTTTTCCGGGGGCCTGCCGACCTTATCAGCGCACGCGGCCCGAAGCGATTCATCTGTCTGTTCGTCCTCGCCGGGGGTGATAAGGGATCCCAGCGATATGGCCTCCAGCCCGGCAAAGTTGTTATCCGGCAAGAGCGGAGTGCCCTCAGGAACGCCGTTCGGGGCCGCGCCCGGTTCTTCTGCTTCCATATAACGCACAGATCCCTCACCTGTTCGGAGGATGAAATAATACCCCCCGGCGTAGAACCGTTCGCCGTCGGGGATGGTCTCCGTCGAAGTTATGGTCACGCTGTACTTTGCGGGCAAGGCAGGCTCCCGCTCAAGGCCATAATCCTTTGCCTTCTCGTCGAGATATTCCCCGGATGTGTTCTCGATCTGGGATAGCTCCAGCGTGGCGTCGAGGTCCACATACGCATCCGCAAGCTGCATGGCCACAGGGGCTATTGCGTCATAAAAGATTGAGCCCGGACGGGTATCAATCCCTCCGGGCGCGTTCGCGATCATTTCCGCAAGGATATTCTCAAACGTTTTATGCTCATACACTTAGCCCCGCCTCCATTTCTATTTCGCCGTAGACGGAATCGATTGTGAACGTCACGATCCTTTCGTCACCGTGCTTCTCCTGAACAAAGTCCCGTATGTCAACGATTCGGTTGTCGCCGATCAGTGCGTCGGTAATCATCCGCGGAAGCTCGCTTTCGATATACTCCTCCGGCACGTCAGCACCAATCAAGGTCTCATGCTCGGAACCGATATCATCGTCGTATATCAGATACTTATGGCGCTGGGTCAGGAGCATCTTTTTGCAGTGCTGGCTAAGGGCCTCAAGTCCGTCGATAGTCCCGATTATGCGCTTGTTTTCCCAGTCGATCCGGAATGTTCGAGTTTCATACTCGGCCGGCTCATCCAGCACGGGGGGCAGGGGAATGTCTAAAGGCATATTAACCACCTCTCAAGAAATGCGCACCCAGGCGTAAAGCATGACCGGGGAAAAAGCTTTGATAAGGACAACAGCTTCATTTGCGCCTTGTAATATTTTGATGCCGGCACTTTCTTCCGAAACAAAAACATTGGCAAACGAACTGCCAAAAAGGATTAGCAGACCAAGGCCTTCGAGCTCGACATATACCGCGGTGTCGCTCTCGCCAAGTGCTATTTTGGCACCCTTGCCCTGCGCACCGATGGAAACGATGACTTGAGAGCTGCTGCCTTCTTTTTCTCCGGATGCCTCGACACTTATCTCTATGGAAGCGCTCCCACTGCCGAGCGCGATTTTGATCTTACTGCCCTGAGCAGAGACTTTCGTGGTAGCCGATGCCCCGCTGCTAGCTATTCTTATACCAGTGCCTGCCGGCGTTACCTCGATACCTACCTGCGAACCGCCCTCAACTGGGGGAACCACATAGATTAGATAATCAACCACGCTGCTATAGGTGCTGTCATAGCCTCCACCATAAAGGATATAATTTCCGACAAAGCTTCCTGCTGGTCGTCTTGAACTTGAAATAGTAATATCACTTCTAGTTAAAGAAGAGTTAAAAATACTCGCAGTAGAACCAGCAAGAATAACACCATATTTTTCATTGCCAATGTAAGAAACACCTAGCGCCCTAGACTGCAAATGAGTTGTAGTCCAAGTAGCCAACTCGGCAGCAGATCGCGTAAGCGATGTATCATAAACATCAACAACACTACTACCATTCACATTATCCAGTGCGAACAAAGCATAATTTCCGGTACTTGCCCCCACGTGAGCGGTCCTACTCCTAGATAAAGCTGTGGGGGTTGAGCGGGTCAGCGATGCGTCGTAGGCATCGACAACATTACCATAACCACCGCCAGAAAATATGGCGTAGCTGTCATTAAATGCACCAACTAAGGATTGCCGGGCCGCAGATAACGCAGTAGGTGTTGATTTAGTCAATGATGTATTATAGGCGTTGACAGCATTCGATGAACTGCCACCTGCAAACAAAGCATAATCGCCAACTTGAGATGCTGCGAAAAAACTTCCTAAAGACGGGGAAGCGGGTGTAGAGCGGGTCAGCGACGTATTATAGGCGTTGACAGTGCCGCTGTTAACCCCAACCAACAGGTAACTCCCCACATTAGCTGTAACAATATACGACGAGGCCGCCGATAATGCCGTGGGGGTTGAGCGGGTCAGCGATGCGTCGTAGGCATCGACAACGCTGGAGTTACTGCCTGTGGAACCGCCAAGAAAAAGGGCATAATCACCTATATGCCCCGCCCCTACATATTGACGCGCTACCGATAAGCCGCTTGGAACAATGCCCCCATAAGAAATAGCCATTTATTATCAACTGCCTATAATAGAATCGGCTTGTTCTTGCGTCAAAACGCCCTTTTTTACCACCTTGGCAATCATGGGGGCGCTCCAGAGTCCACGCTCATAATTGCGCTTTATGAGTAGGAACTGCGGGGTCTCCTCGAGTGCGACAGAATAGGACAGGGGTATCGACATTGTATCGACGCCGAGCTTTTTTGTTGTGGCATCTCCAATGACGACTTCCTCTTGCTGGATTGTGTCGCCTACCGCCTCCACATCATCAAGCAGCATAATATTGGAAAACTCCAGGGCCGCCGCGGTCCGTTCTTCGGGCGAAATGACCTCGGGCGGCGGGGTATTGGCAATCGTTTCAATCGCCGCGATAGCCTCATCGTCTGTCAGCGAATCGTCAAGCGCATGGATATTGCGCATAGCCGAAAGGCTCATGACCGCCTGCACAACGTCGCCATTGACCTCAAGGATGTGCAGAAAGTGGTCTACGGCCGGGTACTGCTGTCGAATTTTCTCCGGGGTAGCAAGTTGGCCGTTCGGGAACATATATGTTTTTGTGCCGTCAAATTTTTCGATTCTGAGCATGATTTTTGCCTCCCGTCCTTCAACCATCGGTATGCAGGATACCGGTCCCGGCCGCAAGCAGTTTATATTGGCCCTGGTTCGCGAAGGTCTCCTGCGTTAGGTCCTGTCCGCCATAGTTCGTGCCCCCGGTCAATGCCGAGAATCCGCGCCAGCCAGCGACCGTTGCTCCGGCCGGGATGTCGAACGTCAGGTCCGCATTCGGCCGGATCGTACCACCGGAGGGCGAGGCCCATGTCACAGCTTTGCGCGCGTATGCCGGGCTGCCGCCGGACAGTTCAACACCGGATGCATCGACAAGGCCGATATGCGTTATGAGCGCACCGCCCGCGGCCGCTATCGCGTTTTTGTAATCGGTGGACATTGCCATACAATATCACTCCTTTATTCCTCATGATCCCATGCAAAAAATACTGCGCCGTTCATATCGAACTCTTCCCATTCCCCGCCGAACAGCTCGGAAGGAGGCGGCTCCCGGAGCGTAGATATATACACGCTGCCGACCGGATGGGCGCCTGTCGCATTGCCCGCGGCGTCTATCGCCTGCTGGGCCAAGGAAAGAGCGTCCTGCGCCACCTTGGCCGTTTCCTTGGTGGCCTTCTTCGAGAGGTCCTGTATGGCCCCCTTGATGGATGTCTTTTTCATAGGCTATTCCTCGTATTCCGAGTCCGGCTTTTTGTTTAAAGTCAGTTTCATCTGGTGGTTCTGTCCATTGAAGGTATGGGTATCCTCGTCGACGTAATAGGTCCTGCCAATGCCCTCGTCCTTAACGATCACATAGACCGTGGCTCCGGCATAGACATCGGCGATCCCCAAGCTGTTGACCGAAAAGCTCTCCGCGACGCCGCCGCTGTTGAGCAGCTTCTGGGCCTTGGTTCGGGTCTGGCCGTTCGAATCGTCGCCTTCCTGTGACATGATTTTCTGAAAGATGCCAAACGTCTTTTCCCGGGTGGGGTTTTTAAGGGTGGCAATCACTTTATCTTTGTCGTTCAGAGCTTTCACCCTGGTCGTGAGGTCCTCGGCCGACTCCTCATAGCTCCAGTCGCTGATATTGACGCCGGTCTCCAGCACCCACTCCGAGGCCAGCGTGGAGCGCTTCCGGAGGCTGACCTTGCCCTTCTGAGACGTCACATAATACCGCCGCTTGGTGGCGGCGTAGGTCTTGCTCAGGGCATCCATGATGACGTCCCATATGGTCGTCGTTGTTTCGATTTTGGGGCACCGGTAAGATGTAGCATCGATCCTGTCGTAGGGCACCGAGAAGCGCTTGCAGATATCCCGGAAGATGTCCGAGGCCGTTCGCTTGTCATATCTGAAGAAGTCCTCGTTGTTCGCGAAATAGATGAGATTGTCATATGCCCGGAGGGATGCAATCTCATTATTCCGCCTGCCGCGCTTGAGGATCTGGCCGCGGAACAGCTCCACGTCGTTGCGCCTATAGATCACCTGTGCGCCCTTGCTTACCTTGATGCCAAGCCGGACATGCCCGCCTTTCGAGGTGTCGATGACATCAAAATCGAGGGTTCGCCCGGCCGCGTTCTTCCGGCCCGACCAGGTGATCGGGCCGGAGAGGCATTCGGTGATGTCATATGTGGCTCCGCTCTGTATGAGTAAAAGCTGTTGGAGCATGCTTCATCCCCCCATAAATCAGTCAGGAGGCATTTTAAGGATATCGCCGGGGGAAATGGTATACGGGGGCTTAATACCGTTCAGGGAGGCGATTTCCCTCCACCTGCTACTGTCCTTAAGTACCGTCTTCGCTATCTTGGTCAGGTTGTCGTTTTTCTTCACCTTGTACGTCCGCGGGGTCGCACTGTTATTCGGCCGGCTGCTTGAGCTGGACGCTGACGCTTTGGTGCCGCTCGACGTGACGGCGATCTTTCGCGGTTTTACCTGCCGCCATTCGAGCAGGTCCAGGATATACACATAGTCACCGGGGGCGCCGGTGCCTTCTGTAAATTCGAACGACTGAATCCAGAAATACCCGTTGAGCGATGTCCCCGTGATGATGACATGTACCGGCTTCCCTGTGGCTTTCCACTTTTTGAGCGTCTGCCGGTAGTAATCCGGGCTCTTCAGGTTGGGCTCGCAGCCGGGGAAGGTCACGTAGGGGAGAATGCTCTGGATACGTAGGGGCATTAGCTCCCGAGACCGCGGGATTACCACCTGTCCCGGGGTGTCGAGGTTGGTGTTATCTGTCAGGTCCACGATATCATCGGCCGAGCTGTCCCTTCGGGTGATTGCTTCAGGCAGGAAGGGGAGGATGAGCTTCTGCTTGTCGTTGTCAAAGTTGATATAAAGGTGACTAGTAGTCATACGTACCGTCTCCTTCCTCGAAAGCTTCATCCTCAATGATCTCAAGGAGTATCTGTTTGAGGGTATCCTTCGAGCTGTCCCAGATGTCATCTTTGCTCGCGCCCTTAGCGACCACCTTTCCGTTGATGTTCAGGTCTACCACGCGAGGGCCGCCCACGGACTTGATGATTTTCTCGGTTTCCGAATGCGGGAACACTGTCGAGCCGGCGCGGCCGATGATAAGCTCCGGCCCGTCCTCGCCGGCGATGTAGGCATCCTCACCGTACAGCGTGCCTTTTGCGTGGCCGGGGACTTCGACCGGCGGAAGCGTTGACGGGGAATAAGTCGTCGTCAGCCGCATAGTCACCGGAATGTTAGCCGTAATACCATCCTCCAGCCGCGCCTTGAGGTGGCCAAGCAGGTCACCGCCTGTCTGCGATAAGAGGTCTTTGTTGGCGTTCATGCCGGTCATTATGGACTCTGGCACCATTTCACCGCTTGCGTTAAGCTGTTTGAGCATCTCCTGATATTTAGGATCCGCTTCAGAAAAAGCGGAGCCGATGAGAAGCTGGAGGGACTGGGCGTCTCCGGCTAAAGCGCCGATAGCGGCGTTGTCCATAATGCCTTGCTGTATGTAGGCAGGTATTTGCTTTCCGGCGTCGGTGTAGGACTGTGCGATGTCCATAAGGTCTTCCTGGGTGGGCTTCATCTGCTCGAACATATCTTTGATGTTGGCCTTAGTTGTTGGGTCGAGCTGGTCCGTATTCATCACGCCGGCGATAAGCTGCTGGATATCGAGCCCTTCGTAGCCCTTCATTTCCATGTTGCCTATCTGGGTTTGCATTTCGTTCTGGAGGGCGGTTTTTATGTTGCCCATCGCCGTGGAGAGCTCGGGGCCGAAGGTGTCGCTCAAGGTGTTGAACGAAAAATCGCTCGCCTTTAATGTTATCTCGGCCTGTGCAGCTAACTTCTCATCAACAAGCCGTTGGAAGTCGATTTCAAAATCTTTTTGGCTGTATTCCGGGTCTTTTTTAAGCCGATAATTTAGCTCGCCAACAGCATAGGTGAAAGCTTCATCCTGTTGTTCGAGCGCGGCTTGGACCTCTGTCTTGACATTCTCCTGCAAGCCCTTGAAAGATTCCGGGGTCAGCTCTGCGCCGCTCATATTCACGCCGAGGGTCATAAGCTTTGCCTCGAAATCTGCCATCGACATTTCGGCCGTTATGTCGGCGATCTGCTGCCGCAGCTCGGCTATCTCTTTTGCTTCATCGATATCAAGTAGCCCATCCTCAAATGCTGCGTTGACTTTTTCTTGGAGCTTTGTTCCAAGCTTTGCGACCTCTGATTGCGTCGCGAGATAGAAGGCGTCCATGCCCTTTCGAAGTTCATTGTCCTCGGGAGTATCCTGCGAGAATACGTTGAGGGCGAGTGTAAAAGCATAATGCTGCTGTTCAATAAGCTGCTGGGATTCCTGGATAAACTGCTCGATGCCGCGCTGGTAGTCGCCCTTCTCGCTATCTGTCAGCTCTAGGCCGATGCCTACCTTCCATTCGGTTCTGTTTAAGGCCTCAACGGTAGACTGTATGCCGCTGGAGATTTCTTCGACGCTATCGAGCGCGCTCATGGCCTCGCCGAGCCTTTCGATCGATTTTGTACGGATGATCCGCTTGGCCACGTCGGACATTTCCTCAGCTGACAGGGTGATGTCCCCGAAATGCTCAGCGAGGTCATGTTCTTTGGCTTCATTAAATGCGTTGGTTATGGCGGTGCCGAGGGCCACGACCAGCCCGATTACGGACACGATTATGCCGATGGGGGACTTTGCGAATGCTGTATTGAGCAGCTGCATGGAGTCGGCGACGCCCTTGATCCCCTGCACGACTTTATGAGTTATGATAGCCGCACCGATGCCGGCAAGGAAGGTTGCCATCAGGTCAGGGTTATTCCGGATAAATTCGAGGAAAGGCCTTGCGACGCTCCATAGAATCTCAATAGCTCCACCAACCGTTTCAAAGGCAGCGCTTATATATTCGCCGATCTCATCCATATGTTCGGCAGCGTATTCCATAATGGGCAATATGGCATTCATGATGACTTCGCCGATACCAATCTTCATGACTTCCCAGGACGCCTTGAGCCGGTCTATCTTCCGAGACATGCTGTCTTCCATACGGTCATAGGCGGCCTCGGTGGAGCCTGCGGAGTCCTGCATAGCCTTCATGGCGTCGGTGAACATCTGCGTGCCCTGGCCGGTCAGGGACAGCACGGCGCTTCCGGCCTCGACGGAACTGAACAGGTCGTTGACACCCTTATTGGTACGCTTGGCCTCGTCCTCCATCAGTTGGAAGGCGTCCTGCAGGTTGCCGCCGCCGGCGATGAAGTCCTTGAAGGACTTGCCGGCAATCTTCCTGAAGATCTTATCCGTTTCGGTACCGGACTTCGACAGCTCGACAAGCGTCTGCCTGAGCTGGGTGGTGGCCACGTTGGTCGGAACGCCCTGAGCCGTCATTGCGGCTATGGCGGCCGCCACATCCTCGAAGGCCACGCCGGCGCCGACCGCGGTCGGTACGACGTTGTACAGGAACGAAGACAGCTCCTCGAACGTGGTTTTACCGATGAGGACCGCCTGGAACATGATGTCGCTGGCTCGCTGCACGCTCAGCACCTTGGTCCCGTAGGCGTTGGTGACGCTGGTGAGACCGTCCACGGCTGTCTGCAGCGTCGTAACGCCGCCGATCGCGGCCTTGTTCGCGGTCTCCAGGAAATCAAAAACGTTGTCTTTCGGCACGCCGGAGGACAGGGCCTCATAGAGCGCCGGGATAACCTCGCTCGGCAGGGTGCCCATATCTTCCGCGAAGTCCAAAGCCTGCTGCTGCATCTTGGCCATCTCGCCGCCGGTGAGCTCGGGCATCAGCGTGAAGACCTCGGTCATGTTCTTTTGGAAAGAAATAAAGGCCTGGGTTGAGGCTTTGGTAAAATCATAGACCTGCTTGACAGAAAAGGCGGTGGCTGCCAGAGCGCCGATGCGCTTCAAGGAGCCGCCGATGGAGCGCTCCATGTTGCTGCCCATGGTACGCATCTTCCGGGACATGTTGTCTTGGGCATTGAATATCGCCCACATGGGGACTTTCTGACCTGCCATCCGCCTCACCTACCTTTATGCCCTCGTTTACACAAGGCTTTAATAAGTGCCATTACAGCCCGATAAATGGCATGCATCCAATTTTGCGGGCTCCTTGATTCGATCTGTTCGCTGGCTATCAGGAACGACTGTTCCTGCGGTTCAAGGTCGACGAATACATGGGGTGGGAAGTTATGCCTCTGCCAGATGACATGTGCCCAATGTGCCATCGTATCGTCGTTTATGAGTTTTTTGCCTCGTCAACCTGGTCGCCGGTGGCTTCGCCGAAATCATAATCAGCAGTGATACCATGAGCTCCATTCCAGTTGACAACGATCTCGTTCATCGTCTTGGGGTCACGGAAAAGCATCTTTTCCACGAGTGCCTCGTTGGTGCCCACTTCATAGAAGTTCCGCAGCTCCTCAGACGTCAGGTCGGGGAAAATGAAGCTCTCGATAAACATCCGAATAGTTGCACCGATTTCGTCCGTATATTCATCTGCCAGCAGTTTGCCGTTGCGGAATTGCGGCTTCCCCTGGCGGTCGCGGATGGGCTTGTGTTTGGTGTATTCCTGACGGATCTCCATAATCCGCTTCGGGGTAAGCAGCTTGATCCGGAACGGGATGATTTCTCCCGTTTCCTCATCTCGGAAAATATCCAGGCCGGGAATCTCGACCTCGGCCGGCTGCTTCAGCTCCGGCCGCATGAAGTCTTTAAGTGACGGCATAATAAAACCTCCCATGGATTTCAAAGTAAAAGGCCCCGCACCCTACATACGAGGCCCTTATCGGGTAGCGCTTGGCTTAGAGCACAACATCGGAGGCTCCAAAGTCAAGCTCGGTGGTCACCAGCTCGCCTTCGCTATCGAGGTTCATCAGCTGGATATCGCCGGTAATAACGGCGCCCAGCACTGTCACGATATCCGCGCCGTATTCCTGGACATAGTCGCTGGCGGCGTCATCCTGTATGCCGGTAATCGTGAACGTAGGCGTCTTCCCGGTCTTCATATAGTCCGACACCGCCTGCTTAAAGCGCGGGGTTGACTTATACTTCGTGATGGTTCCGGAAACGTCATGCCCAATCCAGCGCCTGGACTTGCCGCGCTGCCCGAGCCGCTTGTGCTCCTGCACGTCCGGCGTAAAATTGATACTGCAGGAAAGCGAGTCAATGATCTCCTCGCCGTTCAGAAGCACCTTGCCTTCACGCAGGGACATGGGGGAACGATCAGCCTTATTCATTAGTACTCTCCTTTCCCGTGGTTAACCGGCGGTTACCGGACCACGATTGTCACATATATCTTGTTGGCAAACCTTGCAGGCTGCACGGCCATGGCCACGAACATCGAATCGCCTATGGACCTCTCGACATCGATTGCAAAGTCGGCGTCATAGTCCACGTTGATGATCGCGTCGGCCGCCTCGTATTCGCGCAGGATGAGCTTGCCGGCCTCTGTCGCTGCGATACGCCCGACGGCCGTGTTCCTGAACCTGCCGGGTCGGAACTCGGTCTGGATCCGCTGGCAAATGCCGTCGAGGGTGCGAAGCACCGTGTTGTCTTTGAATGCCGCTGACAGGTTCTCGGTCTGAGTGACCAGGCTGTTGATGTCGTACTCCACCACGACTTCGCCGTTGAACAGCGCGAAGAAAAGCTCGCCGTTCTGGATGGCCGCCACGCTTTCCTCGTGGGTCTTGCGGCCGTTCACGTTCACCGCGCCATCGTAACGGAGGTATGTGTTGGTGGCCATGATGTCCGCGGCGGCGTCAGCGGCGGCAACCCAAGCGCAGCAATCCGATGCCGAGAGGGTCGTGCCGTCCTCGAGGACCACGCCGTTGGTCACGTTGATGATGCCGATATAGTCGGCGTCGAAGTTCGGGCAGACGAAACGAACGTACTTGCCCATTTCCTCACGGAAGGACCGGACCTTTGAAAGCGCCGCTGCCTGCAGGTCGGTATCCGTGAACGGGAATGCGAGCGTATTGAACGCCATCATTTCCGAGGCATCGAGGAACGCCGTTATATCAGCGTTGACCTGCGTGCCGTTGCCGCCGCCGGCGAGGTTGCTCCCGGCCACAGCGGCCAGCGCACCGGTGCCGGAGAATTCCACCCAGTCGGAAGCGGGAAGGTCCGCTACGTTGGCCATCCCCTCGGCTTCATAGATCTTGCTGGTCCCGAGGAAAACCTGCACAGTGAAGACACCCGTCGATGTCTCAAGGATTACCAGCCGCATTTCGTTGCCCAGCTCGCCGGTGTACTTGGCCTTTACCGTCAGGTTCCCGCTCACTGTCTGGGCCTGCACGCCCAATGTCGGTCTGTAAGCCAGCACCTCGGACGCTTTTTTCAATGCTTCCCGAACGCCCCTGAAGGGTGCGCGGTTCAGGAAGTTGGGGCCGAAAGTGGTCTCCAGCGCCGCAAGGTTCGAGGATGTCACCGATATAAAGGTACCCACCGGACCGTAGTCGGCCGCTACGATGGGCACGATTACCACGCCCCTCGCGTTGTTGGGCACCTGCGCGGGGGTGAGGGGCCGCACGTTGATGTATGTGCCCGGCCGGACCTGGCCGAGCACGGGGTCGAAGTTTCCGCCAGCCATATGCTATCTAACCTCCTTCTGTAACCATTCGTTGATTTGTCTCTGGACCTCCGATATTTTGAACTGGCCGCCATGGTTCTTGACGGCGCCAGCAAAGGTTGATTTTGTAACCCCAAACAGCTTCATGCACTGGTCACGCAGGACCTCATACTTGAAGCCTTTTTCTTCCGGATTGACGGCCGGGGGCGCGCCGGACTGCGACTGTTCCTCGGCAGCTTTTCCTGAGGCTTCCGCAGGGGCCGTCTGGTTCTCGGCCGCTGCTTCCGGCTGGTTCGCCTCTGCCGGTGTTCTTTCGGAGGCAGAGGGCTGCAGCGCCTTTTTCACGTACATAGATCATCCTCCTTTCAGGATCGTCTCGATTTCTATTGTGTTGAACGGATTGCCGGTCTCACGGTCGTAGTCATAGACCGGGTTCCATACCAGCTGGATCTGCGCGGCGCCATTGTCGATAAGCCGGAGCAGGGGGTCGGATATCCGGAAGGTTTTTTCGGTATAGGCGCCGTCTTCATCGACCTCTTTGATTTGGTTCTTCTTTCCCTTAATCCCATGGACAATCTTCTGCCCGTATTCCATGGCGTCTTGGTCGTTCTCGGCGAACACTTTGACAAATGCGGTGTTGGTCGCTCTGTAGGCCCCGAGGGAGTGCCCGAACGTATCGAGCTCTACAGGGGGGAAGTAGAGGGCCGGGAACTGGAAGCCTTCCTGCTGGTTATCGTAGTAGACATGGTCAACAGGGATGGCGGTGAGCGTGATAAGCGTCTTGATGATGGCCGCGTATTCCATGCTGAGAAACATCACGTCGCCCCCTTCTTCGCCTGTTGTGCAAACGTTGCCATCCATTCTTGCATCTTCCGCATAAGGATTTTCGGGAATATGGAATCGAATATCCTTATGGCCGCTTCCCAGTAGTGCTTACCTTCCACCCAGTGCTGCTTCAGCAGCATTCCGGTCTTTGCGCCGGGGTCATACACGAATCTCGAGTTCATTCCGCCGGGTCCGATGTTGCCCTGCCAGTAACCCGGAACCCATCGGACGTAGACGCCCTTCGGGTTGGTCCAGTGGCCATCGTTCACGTAGGACGCATACTCGACGTTGGTGCCGACCGTGAGCGTCAGGCCATCGTGGGACGCTTCCCAGACGTTGTTCTTGTTCCCCTTGGTGAATGAAGCGAGCAGCAGGCGGGTGTCGACGACCTCGCGCCGGATGATCTCGTCGCCTACGATCCGTAGCAGGTCAAGGCCGCACGCCTCAAGGAACTTCGCACATTCCTTCCTGAACGCGTTGCTTTTCCCATACCGCTGCAGCTCCCTATAAAAGGCTATGATTTGAAAGTCATCGATCGTGAATAATCCGTCGTCTTTGGCCATATCACATCGGCTCCTGTTCCGACCGGCGATAGAGCTCGACGGTTACGTGGTGGCCACGGATGTTCAGCGGCCTTTTGCCGGTGTACTCTTCCGATATGCCGCCGGGCGTCACGTCCACGATCTTGCAGCTCTGGGGGATGGCGGTGCCGGCCGGCAGGGTGAGCTTGCCGTCATATCGCTTGGCGTTTATCGGGGCAGACTGCTCGAAAGACTGCGACTGGCTCCGCACCGAGAAATGGCAGGGGACGGCGGCGAGGCTGGGAGTAGCCGGGTACTGGATCGTCTTCCGGGCGGGCACTCCGTAGTTCATCGCATCAAAATCCGCTTGCGGGAAATAGATGTCGCAGACGTGGTCAAAAAAATCCTCGATCATGGCCTCACCGCCTATATGACTGTCATTCGCAGGAAGGTCTTGCCCTCCGGTTTCTGGATCTCATACTGGCTCATAAGCGATGCGAGGTCCAGCGCCTCCACGGAGAGGGCGGCATCCCCGCTGCGGGTGTAGGTATATTCGTCGAAGGTTTCGCTCTTGATGCCCAATTCTTCAGGTTTCAGCATGGCGTTGTAGGAGTAGACCTCGGTCACTAGGATAGCGGCCAGTTTCACGTCGGGCGGGACGGTCGGGTATTTTATTGCGTCCGTAAAATCGTTGCCGAAGCGGTCGATAAGGTAGCGCTCCGCCCGCGTGATGTCGTGAACCATCTTGGCATCAGCGCGGGCGGAGACCTTGTCGTATGACGTATACTCTTTTACCTCGGCCGGGGTTACCCAGGGCCTAGTTGCCATCGCTCATCACCCCGGCAGCTTCAGCAATTGCGCGTAGAACTCGGCCTTTCCGGCTGTTGCGTCGGTTCCAGTCTGCGCATATTTCGCCTTGATCGTTTTCTTTGCGGAGCCGGTTTCGAACCACATTGACTTTGAAAAAACGCCGACCTTATGGTTGCAGCCGTCAGTGCCCCCGGTAAGCGCAGTAGCGTTGATGGCCGTTACGACACCTGTTCCGTCATTGTCCGCTGCGTTTGCAGCCGATACGAGGTCTTTCACGACCAGTGCGGAATTGATGGCGGCTATTACCTCTGCCGCCGTGCTGATGATTGCCCCAGCTCCATCCGTGGCGAGCATGACATTGATAGTATCGCCGACAAGATTTATTACCAAAGCGCTATTGTTTTGGGTCGGGTCGACGAGCGCGACGCTGATAGCGTTGCCAGCCGTACCCGGATGTTTGGCAGTGATAACAATATTATTGTTATCACCCACCGGGTTGAGGATCGCAGATGCAGGGGCTCCGTCCGGATTGTCGCCGACTCCCAGCAAATTACTTATGCCAGTGTCGGTGCCCAGCGTTATCTGATTATTGGTACCGGCATTGAAGGCTGTCAGGACCTTGCATATGATTCGAGTGATGACCATGTTCGGGCCGATATCCTTGACCGCAAGCCCGACGTCTAGGCCATCGTCGTCGAAGTTGATCTCGCCGAGATAAAGAGCCTGCTCAACTCCACAGGCCCCCTCGTTCCATAGATTGTCAAGTTTCATGAGCATTGTCCTCCTTTTTTGTGGTTGTTAAGCCTGGATTTCCATCATAGTATAGCTGCCACCATAGCTGGCGCTGATGACCTGCAGGATGTCGGCCTTGGTCTTTGCACCTGCCAGGTCGATTTCCTCGGCTTTGGCATATGCTTCGAGCTCCGCTTTGGTCATGCTGGCCAGCGCCGCATAGTCGGGCACATCATCATCCGGAGGCGGCTCGGGCTCCGGCAGGCCACCAACGAGCTCGAAATAACCCGAGGCAACAGCTGCATTGGCCGTTGCCTCGTCTTCAGTCTGCACGTAAGGGTGTTTTTGTGATGCTTTCACGACGCCAGAGTAGGAAAGCCCCTTGATCAGCTTGAGCGTGTACACCCGGCCACCCCCTTAGATGGCGGCAAGGCCGGTTGCGACAGCGGCCGCGTCCAGCTCCTCGATGATGGCATCAAAGTCAAAGTGCACCACGTAGAAGCGCTTATCCTGCATGATCGCTTCTTTGCCCTCGGTCGTCTTCCGGATCCGCATGGAGTAGGTGTATACTTTGATGAGGTTCTTCGGATCGGTAAGGATGATTTTGCTGTCGGAAAGGGCCGGGACCTCGATGGCGGGTATGGCCGCGGGGGAGGTGTAGACGCCTTCGGGCACCGCGCCTCCGTTGGTGATGATCTGGTCGAGCAGATACTTCTCCCATTCCTGCTTGCGCTTGGGGCTCATCAGCCAGCGCAGCTTGCCGTTGTTGTACTTGTTGGGTATCTGCTTAAGGGTATCGTAGTAAACATCGATGGACATGGCGCCAGCATTTTTGGTCGAGCGGTCCTCGACATGGGCGCCGGCCTCGAGCTGCTTTACCCAGCCGTCGTTGATTTTGAGGAAGTCGTAGTCGGGATCGGCCTCGGGTGTGGCTTCGTCACCATTCAGGCAGAGGTCCTCCGTATCGACGCCGACCTGTGTGGTCATGAGCTTTTCGATTTTGTCCTCAAGGCTCTCGCCTTCGATGTTTTCCCGCAGGGTTTCTTCTGTTATCTCCCAGGGTAGGCGCACGGCTTTGGTGGCATACAACAGTTTGCCAAAGGTGGGCTTGGCGCGATAGTTATCGTCCGTATTCTCGATTTTCGCGCGAAGGATACGGCTGTTGATCCCGATCTTATCGATCTCGCCGGTTTTCGCCGTGCGTATCTCGGTCCGGACGAGAGGGCCGAGAGGGGTGGCCTCGAATGTATGCATTATGAACTTCCTTGACTGCTCAGGACTGAGCAGTCCCGCAGTCACGCCCCCAGTAGTCAGCGCTGCATCCTTAACGATCTGGCGATTGGTTTTCATGGTTACCTCCTTGATTCAGTTTTTGTTCGATTACAGGTATCCTTTGAGATAGTGGTCGTCCTCCGACTTATGCACAGGGTTGCCGTCGTCGTTGAGGTTGGTGGCGAGACCGCGGGCCTTCAGGATCGGCTCCATTGCCTTCTGGACCACCTTTTCGATGGTGGCCTCCAAGTTCTCCGGGGTCAGCTCCTCGGGTTCGGGCTTCAGCAGCTTCTGTATGGTTGCCTCGACCGCTTTCTCGACGGTTTCGATGGTAAGACCACCGTTTTCGCTGGCGCCCGCAGCGGGGGGCGTGTCGGCCGGTTTCGGTGCCATCTTTGCAATTGCCTCGTCGATCATCTTCTGGATGTCTTCCTTGTTCACCTCGTTTTCCTCCTCTTCATCGTTTTCTTCAAATTCCTTTGCAAAAGTCTCGAGCGCATTGCGTATCTCGTCGAGCTTCTGCTTGTTCTTTCCGGACATCTTCCTTCCGGCTTTCTGTATGGGAGTGTCGGGCGGGGCAGCGGCCAGCATCTTGGCGATATTGCCCTCGGTCAGGACACTGGTCACGATGGTGTTGAAGTCCTCAAGGGCCTCACGGATGCGCTCCTCGTTGCTCTCGAAGTCGTATACATAGCGGTCCACGGTGTAGTCCCAATGCCCGCCGCTGAGCAGAGCCGTAAGGGTATCGACTGCGTTCCAAAACCCGGAGCTCTTCTGCCGCCGCTGGTACTCGTCGGCCATTTCGCCCTTTTCCACGACATCAATGCCAAGCAGCCCAGCCAGTTTCTTGAAGATGCTTTTTTTCTCCTCGGTGGTGCCGGGGGCATTGTGGGCGCCTTTTTCCAGGCCGTCCAGCGGGACATCTTCTTCGTGATGGGTCCCGAAGCCACCCATAGAAAACCCGGTGATCTCGCCCTTCTCGATCTTCTCCCAGATGGCGTCGTCCTCGATCTCGACAGTGATAAGCCACGTTCCCTTTTTGAGTTTCTCACCGGCGATGGTCTCCTCGGATTTGGTCACCCAGTTTTCGACCACGGCCACGCTCTTCAGCGCCTCGAAGTTATGCATAAGGTCGATCTTGTCGCCGTTCTTAGCAAACCAATAGGCTGCTTTCTCGATCTCTGCCGGGGTCATGAAATCACCCTGCGTGTCCTCTTCGAACGGCTCATAGACAATGCCGGTGACGTGGTGGGTGGCTGCGTCGACCTTGATTATCCGCCCGTAAGTGGTGAATTGCGCCTGCCCTTTCTCAGCTTTGGTAATGAGGAACTGCCTTTTGTTGGCTGCTTTATCCACCAGCGAGACGAATTGGATCTTCGCGTCGGTTATTTCATAGGCCTTTTCTATCTGCATATCGCTCACCTCCTCTCATAATTGAGCGTTTGTCGCAACGCTCTGCGAGATATGGGGATCACCCCCTTTCGTGTATATTAGGTGCGTGTGGCAACGGCTCTTCACGAGCGAATCACCTCCTTCGGGGCATAGAAAAAGCAACCGATAAACGGTTGCATAGAAAAACCCCGCTCGTTTTTTAAGCGGGGTTTATGGCGATGTTTTTTCTTCCAGTTCATCCAGTACGGCTTTCATCTCTTCGCTCGGGAATTTATCCTGCAGCTCCTCGATGATGTCTGAGAGCCAAAGCTGCGCGTTTTCGTCAGCGTCTTTGATGAATCGGATTACTTCTTCCTCATCGTCCCCGAGGGCTATCAGCAGCGGATCGTAAAAATCCCGCTCCATCCACGGATAATTAGGATCAGACGTCTTTGCCCATTCCAGAAGACCTTTGACTTCTTCTATATCCATGTTTGCCACTGTTTTCACCTGCCTTTTATTGGGAAACGTCTGGGAATATAGTCGTGACCTGTCCATTCAAGTCAATAATTATACCCACGCGTATCCCTCTATATTCTTGGAATACCTTATGGCCCGATACAGCTCCGTCTTTTGTTTTGAGTGCAGACACATCTCCGGGACTATTTGCCACGTAGGTGCCGGCTACCCATACATCATCTTCTTCCCAATCGGCCGGGAACCAGGACTGGCCCCCGTTCCGCTTTATATGCGACCTGCTGCTCGGAACACTCCCGACGCGTACGCCGTTTGCATAGGTATATGAAACGGAATATTCAATACCTCTTGCATCGCATTCATCCATAGCGGCCTGCGCATGCCCGCCCTTTATCATTCTGCCGTTTGGATACTTTTTGGAAGGGCCTTTATACTCGCCAAGGGCAGAATGTTTGACCCTTGTTGCTGTAACGGTAATTATACCATCGTCTGCCAGGTCTTTTAAAGTGGTGGTCTTGATTTTTTTCAGCATGGCGTCGTCGGTGACCAGCCCGGCTTCGTGCAAAGCCCACTTCGCTTTCCCGCCGATATACTTGATCTGCCCGGCTTTGTCCTTCTGTCTGAACCAGTCGAGTGTGACCGTGTTCTCGTCGATGCCTGCCCGGGCCTTATTCCGGGCGTCCAGCTCCTTTTCCCATTCGCCGTTGTCGGCATCGATGGCCTCCTGCTGCAGGCGCCGGCGCTCCTCGAGCGACATGCCGAGGATCGATTCGTCCACGACCGGCTGGGTTATGCAGTGGCAGTTTACTCGCTCGGCCGGCGGCAGGATGGGATCGCGCGGGTACATAGGGGAGTGGGGAGAACCATCTGCGCCGATCAGCTCGAAGGGTTTGTCTTTTGGGACCGTCTGGCCGTCGATGGCCATATGATTGAGGCGGGGCGTGTTTTTGTGCGCACCAGTATGGCGCCACATCTTTCCCTCGACCGCCGGGCTCTGACGGTAGGCCTCATGCGCCGCGGCGCTGTGGGCCGTCAGCAGCTCGGTGATGGCCGTCCGCCGCGCGCGCTTCCGGGAAAAGGTGTAGCTGTCCATTAACTGGTCAGTTACATCGGCAACGCTTTTCCCTTCCTCGAGCGCGGAGGTCAGGATGTTCTCCATATCATCGTGGGATGAAAGCTGCATGATTTGCCCGAGTTCCTCGCTCCACGACCGGATCCAGTCGGTAGTGCGGTCGGTAAATGTGTTAAACACCAGCTCCTTGTCAATGCTTTTGATATAGGCATCGATCAGCTCACTCATGATGCTTTCAAGCTTCTCGGCGAAAAGCGCCGCGACCCTTTCATCGGCTAGGAAGTCGGGAAGAACTCCGTCCAACGCAGCTTGAATCCCATGATGCTCGATCTGCCAGAGCAGCTCCGAGCGCTGTTCCTCCAGGATTTCCGCCAATTCATCTTCTATGGCGTTGATGTCTTCGACCGTAAGCTCAGGCAAAAGATAGCCCTCTGCGCCGAGGGTGTCAGCAAGGTCGTCGTCGGCCTTCTGCAGGTACCGTTCGATGGCTTCCAGCAGGGGGACGCAGTTGCACATTACGCATCCCCCCGCTTCTGCCTCTCTCTGCTCTCGAGCAATCGTTTGACCTCTTTCATGACCACAACAACGTCTTCGTCCTTGGCAGCCGCTGCCTTCTGGATGGCCGCGTCCAGCTGGCCGGCGAGGTTCGGCAGCGACATACCGGGCTGTGTCCGGCTGACGGCAATCGGCGTATTGCCCCAATCCTCAGCATAGTCTTCGGCGGTATCCCAGCCCATGGTCTCATAGGTGATACGTTTGGCCATATTGGGCGTCAGGCCGCCGGAGCGCTCGGTGATAGCGAGCATCTTTGCCAGATCATCCGGGTTGGTTATGTCAGGCTCCTTGAAATACACCTCGACATACTTGAACCGGTACCCATTGAGCAGCTTGTTATTGATAACCCAAGCGAGGTTTTCCCGCTCAGGCTGGAACACCTGCTTCTCTGTGACTTCCATGGCCGTCTGCGCGGTGGCACGGTTAAAGTCCGTCGTGTAGCCGGTATAGAGGTCCGGGAGACGAAAGGCCGACTGCACGCGCTTGCGATTGTTCTCAAGGTATTCCTGGAAGAGCTCGTCTTTTTGCAGTATGCCGGCCAGATCCTTCAGCTCGACGGCCGGTTTTTTATCTACCTCGAAGTCTGCCTTGTTCCCCGTATCCTCGACCTCGAGGACCAGAAAGGCATGCTGGCCAGCCTCGCCCTTTATGCCGGCCATGTATTCCTTGAGTTTTGTATGGCTTTCCTCGGTCAAAGTGCCTCCGGACACAATAACAGCCAACGGGATATGGCGCCCGTTCTCGAAGTAATTGTTGTTCAAAAATTCGGCTTTCCGGCTTCCGTCCACGCCCATGATCTGACCGATCCAGCGGACTTTGCCGTAGTCTGTGCTGCCTATCGCGAACTCAAGGATTTCGTTGGCTTCCAGTTGGGGGCTATCCGTGTATTCTCCGGTCTTGGCGTCCATTACGCGGGGGTCGCCGAACTCCTTGAAATAGACGGTCTTGCCGTTTTTATATTGCTTATATTTGCGGAACTTTTTTTTTCGAATTACAGCCTCGCCGTTAAAGTAGTACGTGGACTCGGTCGCGGGCTCAAGGGGAACGGTCTTGGTGATGGTGTAAGACTCTCTTATGGGCGTGACCTCTACAACGTCGCCTGCAAGGTTACGGATTACCTCAAGGTAGGCAATGCCGAACGTTTCACGCGCCTCGATAACCGCCTCAAACACTTCTTTGGTCGCTTTTTCGATGCTTAACAGCTTGACGACCTTGTCAGCGGCTTCCCATTCGGCCTTCATCGCATCGATTTCATCAATATCCTCTTTGTATCTAAGCGCTATGCCAAAACCTGCGATGTTGTCCTTGTAGGCGCGGATGCACTGGGGGAGTATATTGGAGTGATCCACCATGATCTCAAGCCCTTCGAGCTGCATAGGATGCGATATCCATTCAGTTCCAGAGCTCTGATCGTTGGTAAGCGCAGTAGAAGCGTCCGCCTTTTGAATCTCCTGGGCTTTTATGATAGACACGGCCACGCCGGGCTTCTTATCGCTCATGCCGTGCGCGCCTCCTTTCTATTTCTTTAAGCTGATCGGCAGGCAAAGCAGCAGGATACAGTCGGCCTCGTCGGGGGAGGGTAGGCCGCGCTTCTTCATGTCGTCCTTGCTCTCAACCTTAATCTTGCTGGATGAGGTCATCTCATATTTCCTGCAGGACAGCTGGCCGACCAGGTCGTCGTCGTTGGGGAGGATGAGTTCAACGGGCTTGGGCATGCCCGTGTCATCGAATGGCTGCAGCAGGTCCTTCACGACCGCCATCATGTAGGTAGTGGAGTCGTGGTAATACCGATGTTTGATGGTTTTCCCGAATTGCACAGGCATAACTTCCATCCAAGCAAACTTTGCGGGGTCCGTGCGCTTGATCTGGCGCAGACGGTCCACTACGCCGCCACCAACGCCGCCGTCGTCGACCTTGACCGGAATCTTGCCCTTGAAGCCGTACCTGTCCACGAGCTGGCAGCCCAGGAAGGCGATGTCGGCCGCTGTGCGCATGGTGTCCTGGCCGTTTTGCTTTTTGGCGATTTCAGCCTTTTCGTTGACCTTATAGCCGATGACGGTCTTGTCGTCGCCGAAGCGGGCGACGTCGCAGCCTATATCGATGCTGCGCACGGGGTTCTTCTCGGTAATAGGCTCCGGATCCATGGCGATAGAGCGCTCGATGAGGGAGAGGGAGATAAAAACATCGTCCTCTTCCAGGGGAAACTCACCGTAAACGCGCACCCGGACAACGTTGCTGTCGGCGCCATACTTGCGCTTGAGCGCCTCTATGTTCTCCTTGTTGGTCCGGGCGCTGTGCTCGGCGTTGACCGTATGACAGCGCCAGTTTGCCCGGTCGGAGGTGTGGCTGTCGTAGAATGTGCCGGCTCTTTGCGTTGGGTTGCCGCACAGGATCAGACGGTTGTTGGGGCCGGAGAGCGTGCCCAGGATTGCCTCCATGATAGGCTCGGCGATACCGGAGGCCTCGTCAACGACGAAAAGCATGTTGTCCTCGTGGAAGCCCTGCATATTTTCCGGCTTGGTGGCCGTGCGCGCCGCGGCAAACCACCGCTTCTCATACCCAATCATATAGACGTAGGACTTTGTCCACCGAAGGATATTAAGGAGCAGTGGGCTGTTCGACTGCCACTTCGCAATCTCGCTCCATAGCACGTCGTGGAGCTGCCGCAGCGTGGGCGCGGTGGCTATCACCTTGGGGAAGGGAAAGCATGCAAGGAACCATAGGACGATAATAGAGAGAGCGCCGGTCTTGCCGACGCCCTGCCCTGATTTAACAGATATTCGTTTGTAATCGGCAACGTCGCGGAACACCGCTTCCTGCCAGCTGTCAGGCTCAAAATCCATGACCTCCCGGCCGAAGAGCGTTATATCCTGACGGTACGCCCGTATCCGTTCGGCAAAGAATTGCCTTCTGACCGATAAATCAGCCATCCTGATCACCGCCCATTATGCCGGCAATCCAGTCGTTCACCAGCTCGCTGCCTGCCTGCTCGGCCTCTATCTTGGCCCGCTCGGCCCTGAGGCGAGCCAGCGCTTGTATGCAGCGCGTCTTTCGGGCCTGCACCCGGGTAAGCGCTTCCTCCAGCTTTTGAATAACCTCGAACGTGCTGGTGACTTTCGTCGTGGTCTCGGTCTGCTTTTGCTTATTGCTTATTACGATGCTCCCATCAATATTAAGCGTCCTTTTTACGACGCTGGCAAGCGATAGGCCGTCCTTTGTGCCCTTTTTCTGGGCGATGGTCTTCATCAACCGGCGTTCCCGAACGGTTAGGAGGGCGATCTGCTCCTCGAGCAGCTTTTCCTCGTCATACATCATGCCTTGAAGCATGGTTCGTTCCTCGTCATCGAGTGTATCCCAGTATATTTTAGAGAAGATGCCATGTTTGAGAGCATTCTGGTTGCCTATCGGGGCGCCGCCGTTGTTGCCGACAGCGTTCTTGTTCCCGGGCTGGCCGCCCGGTTTTCTTTTCGGAGCGTTCCCTTTTACGTCGCTCCCTTTCGCTCCTTTTCTCGAGAGCGTTCCGTTTTCCCACTTGTCCTCGGACTTCCATTTGCGGACCCGGTTCTCCGGGACCTCGAGCTGTGCGGCGATATCCTTGAGCTTGATGGTTTTCCCAGACTGAAGCCAGATGTCCCGGGCTTCATCCCGTTTGGCACTTCTCGCTCTCGGCATATCACCTCACCTCGTCGGTTATTCATATCGTGTTGATTTGGAGAAAATAGGGCGGCCCCCATGAGGAGGCCGCCCGCGGGCTAATATTTACCATATTGTTCCATTATCTTAGATAGCTTGATATGGAGAACGGCTTATGCCGCTGCCCGTATTTCCGCGCCAGCTCTTTTGACTTGGCATTGAACTCTTCAGCATAGGGGCTTATGGCCTCCGTTGCCTCATCCCGGGTTATCTTCCCCATACGGTATAGTGCCCGCGCCTGGTCCGCTTTCTCTTTCATGTCTTCAATATGCGGCTGCATGTCCTCGCCTCCTTCTCGTCGAGAATAGCGGAGGTTGGCCGAGGTGTCCAGTCCTCATTGTTCGGTTTCGCCGGCCGCCATGGCAGCAATTGCGTCCTCTTCAAGCTCGGTGAGCTCCTCAAAGTGATCCTGTATGGCCTGCGGGTTGCCCTTATAGAAGACCAGCACGTTTTGATGGACGCGGACGACTTTCCGATTGCGCATATTGCGTCGTACCCTGAACGCGGCCGAGCCGACCACGTTAAGGAGAACGATATCATTATAGAGGCATAGCCCCTCGCGGCGCATGGTCTCTTTGAGCAGCCCGGTAATATCACGGTACCCGCCTTTTTTGTCCCGTACGTCTGAGATCACAACGATAAAAAAACGGTTTTCCCGGAGCTTTCGCGCTGCCTTCTGCATTATCGTCACAAAGGCCGTCGAGAATGTGTCATAATCCATGTTGCTGATATCGCGGGGGTCGTCACTGTAAACCTCGAGGTCGAAATAAGGCGGGCTTGTGAATACCAAATCGGCTGCCTCGTCCTGGATGTGGGCGTCCATATTGAGGCTATCGTCGCATATCCAGTTGATACCCTCTAGGCCGAGCTCGGCAGCATTTGCATAGTTCGCGTCGATCTGCTCCTGCCGTAAATCTATCCCAGTATATTGCTGTCCGGTCAGTTTTGCTATCACGCCGCGGACGGAGCCGCCGGCAAAGGGGTCAAAGACATGACCACCCGGAACATTGAACCAGCGATAGCATATCTCGCAGAGCACGGGATCAAATACGCTGGTGCCATTATCCCGTTTTCCGATTTTTAAATATTTCTTGAATATGAGATTCTCTTCTCTCCCATTCTCTGAGCGGATTCCTATAGAGAGCCAGTATGCTTTCCGTTCGGCCCAATAGCCGCGCCTGGTGTCGAGGATTGAGAAAGGCGGCACAAGAAAGGTACCGAAAACGCTTGAAGGCGGGGAGTCTTTCAGCTTATCGATGAATAGTTCGGTAGTCTCCTTGGCCATCTCGGTTATTATTTTGTCAATTTCCTCTTGGTCGAACCCGGTTATGATGACGTCGATATCGTTTTGCAGCTCCTCGAGCAGCTTTGCCAGCTTTAGCTCATTCCATTCGCCCGATATGTTGTTCAAGGCGACATTCAGCGCCTTTTCATCGGCATCGTCTAGGTCGACAACAACGCAAAAGGCCTCAGTCTCGCCGAGGTCCTTCAGCACCTTCAGCCGCTGGTGGCCACCAACGACGTTCCCGGTCCGGGCATTCCATACGACAGGCTCGACATAGCCGAACTCTTTTATGGACCGGGTCAGCTTTTCATATTCTTGGTCGCCGGGCTTGAGGTCCTTCCGGGGATTGTATGGCGCCGGGTTCATTCGCTCAATGGGTATCTTCTGGATTTCCATGGTCCTGCTCCTTTGGGTTTGATAGCCTCCATCGTTCTGCTGGCTGGCGAGGCAAGCGGTCGATGGGGTAAAACGCGCATCGAAAGGAGCGACGATGCGCGTGAAAAGCCTCCTTTTCCACAAAATAATAACCGCCTTCGTCTCCGGAAAGCGGTTATCGGCGTGATCAAAATTTTACGGGTACAATGATAGCAGGAATATTTTGCCTATGCAATGCCCACTTTTTGCCCTCAGTCAATTATTGCCCCGGCCACATCGTATAGCTCTCCCGTCATTCCCTTTTAAGGCTGTCTATCCCGAAAACCAAGGCAGATAATTTCTCGACAGCGGTATCGATATCTTTGTACACCGTCCGGGTGTCGATGCCTTCGCTGTCGGCTATCTCCCGGACGGTTGGGCAATCCTCAGAGATGTACATGGCCTCGATAACGCGGTACCGGCGCTGGTCCTCGGGCTTCCCAGCCCGGTAACAATAGGTTTCGTACAACGAAAGCATGTCTGTGACGTGCCGCATGATGATGGCCGTGCGCGTCACGCTGTTCTTTATGCTCTCGACGTAGGCCTCGCTGTTGTTCGCCGGGTCCCACATGAGGTCGAGGATGTCGATTGCGTTCTCGTCCAGCTGGCTTGCCTCGAACACAGCGTTTTCGACGTGGGCCCGAAACATGCGGTAATTCCGCAGCAGGAGCTTAGTGTTCCTGATCCGCCGGTCGTGGCGGGATTGCTGTTCTTTGCGCTTCTCCTTATCGAGCGTCTCCAGAGCTGTTTTGGCACCAGCCTCAGCAGCCATTTTTATAATGTCTTCCAGCTTCGTTGATTTGTCCACTGTATACACCCCCCAAAATAATGTGCCGATGGCTGGTATGCTCGGCTTTATGTCCAGTCCAGCTCGTTCAATATAACAAGGTTATCCGGATGATGGTCGGCCAAAAAGGGATCCCCGTTGATATACGCCGAATTGCCATAGCTGCATTCCATACCGGCGCACACGCCCATCAGACGGCAGATGGCCGGCCGGACAGGGTAGATGATGCAGCGCTGAGCCTCATTATCCCTGAAAGGGCATTCGAGGGTCCGGTGGCTATGTGCTTGCGCCTGTTTCTTTATCTCCGGGTGCGCTTCGAGGTATGCCCGGATGGCTCTCACTTCCTGGCGCGACGCCGGTATAACGGTGCAGCAGTCACCGCAGTTCCGGCAGTTCGTGTGTGCCGGGATATTCAACAGCATTGTGCTCATTTGCTCTTCTCCAGCAGATCCTGCATCGCATTGTTCTCCCGCTGCAGCCTCTCATTCTCTGCCCTCAGCGCGTTCCGCTCGTCAATGATGCGCTTTATGTGCGGATCTTTGGCCAGAAGGTCTTCGTAGGTTTCACTACCTAAGCTCACTTGTTTTTTCGTACGTGCCGGCGGTGGACCGGGAGGCCTTGAGCCGGCCGGTGGGAGTGGTTTTATTCCGAAGAGCCTCTTGACCGCATCAGGATCTATCTGAGCCATATCATTTCCCTCCTTCGCTCTATTTGTGCGCGCATATGTATTACGGCAGGGGGACCTGGAAAATCCCCTGTCGGCTGCGTAGCTTGTAGGAGGTACCGAAAACCACCGGCGACGGGGGATCAAAAACCACCGGCGACTCGGCTATCCACCCGTACCGCCCAGGGCGCCAATCTCCAAATTCCCGTTCCTGCTCAGTGTCGTATTCTGTGCCGTACAATTTCTCGATGGGAACGCAGTCCACCAGATTCACTTTGCCCACGATTGCCCCGGTGGGAAGAATGGGGGTGTCTTTGTATATGGGGGTGCCCAAGCCAAAGCCCAGGCTGGAATCGTATTCGCTTGGTTCTAAAACCTGTACTCCGCGCTCTATCAGGTACTCTTTGAAAACAGTCCAAAACTCTCCGCGGAAGATGGTGCCCATATGCTCCGTCTTCAGGGCCGCGTGCACGGCCATTTCTCCGCGAATCTTCGTTCCCCAGTTCCGCGTCTCGACCTTCTTGTAGCCGAGAACATACAGATGAGCCCAGGGCTGCCAAAGCGATATAGCGTTCATGGCTGGCCTCCTTTTATGGCTTTCAGGAAATCGTTTACGGCCCGTTGGTTAAAAGCTTCTACGGTATCCTCAGCCGTTACCTTTTCTCGGAAAGTCGTTAAGGCGCTACATTCAGGGTTGCAGCATATTACCCACCATTTATCTTCCACCAGATATAGCACAGACTCCGTACCGCAGAATGGGCAAAGGCGTAAAGAGTTCATTTCTCTTGAACACATCCTTCCGGTTTGGGCACCAGTCCGGCCGCCTCATATCCGATTTCGCGCAGGAGCGCAGCTGTAGCCATTGCGAGCGCCCCGATCTCCACAAGGCTCATGTCTGCCTTGTTTAGCTTATATAGCACATCAACCGCTTCTTTTTTGGTCATGTCTCTTTACTCTCCTTTGGTTGGCTTGGTACCTGCGCCGCCTGATCTCCAGCTCCTCACACCGCGGGCAGATGTAGCCTGCCTTGGGGATGCTCTGGTACGGACTTACGCTCCAGTGCGTTGCGCATTTTACGCATCGTGCGGTCATGGCCACACTTCCTTTCAGTCCCTTAGGGGGAGCGTTCCTTGATCAAGTAACCGTTTTCAATGCCGTGGCCGCAGCACGCCGCCGCCGCACTTTCAATGTGGCCAAGGCAGGCGTCGTGCCCTTCCGCGGTCGGGGGCCGGCCGCAGCGTTTGCACGGTCTGTCGTGAGTGCATATCGCGCCGGTGTCCGAGTATCGCCAGACGTTTCCATCATAATGGATCTGATGGCCTCTAGAATGGGATATGGCGGTCAATCTTTAATCCTCCTCGTCCTCGTCGATCTCAACGCATACATACCGTGACCGCTTGCGTTTCCCGAGTTTGACCCGGTTTACCTGAGCCAGTATCGAGTTTCGGTCGACGCCGCAGAGTCGCGCGAGCTCGGTGGCCGATTTGGCCATAACGACGGGAAACTCAAATTTATCCGTGGTCACAAGCATCCAGATTTTCATAGCAGTGCTATCCCCTCACTCGTCGCTTCCGAAGTGTTCGAGCGCTTTCTGAAACGCCTTCTGCAGATCCTGAAACGCATCCACGGTTCCACCGGCGTCCGGGTACCTGATCTTGGCCAGCTCCTTAAATCGGGTTCTCACTTCTTCAGGGCCTTCCGGCATTCGGTCGAAATTGAGCAACTGGAAATAGTCTGGGATCACTGGGGGAGCAGGGAGCGCCTGCAGCCCGTTCAAAATCGTCTGCAGAGTAAAGATCCCGTTCTCACCGGCCCGTGCGAGGTTCTCGATGGTGCGCACGACTTGGGCGAAACAATCCGAACCATTGTAGAGGTTTTTGCGAGCTCCTTCGCTTTGTCGACGTTCTGCTCGAAGCGATACGCCGACCGTAAAGGAAGAATTCTACCCAGGCGTCGCGGCGCCCGTAATCATAGTCGTAATGGTCAGAGCCGATGCGTGACATCACGCGGTGAAGTATCTTTTCATAAGCCTCGGGTGGGTCTTTGTAGAATTTTCTTGTGGCCATTCGGTAAACTCCTTTCTTTATGCTGTTTCACTGTCAGAGGCTGTCTTCTGCGGTGTGTGCGTCTTCAGTTTCTGGACGATCTTGTTCATATGCTCAGTCGCAACGACCTGCGCGAGAGCCTTGTCCTCCTCGGTTTCTGGGGTGTCGCCCATAATACCATTAAATTGCGATATCTTCAGACCGAGGAACTCCTGTATGACTTCGTCCGTGCCTTCCTCCGCCACAAGGTAATAGCATAGGACGCTGTCCCGTTGCCCGATTCGGTGTGCCCGGTCCTCAGCTTGAGAATGGATGGCCGGTGACCAGTCCAGCTCCCCAAACACAACGCAGGTGGCCCGCTGAAGGTTGAGTCCGGCAGCCGCCCGGAGGCTCACCATACAGATATTTGTCTCTCCGGTCATGAAGGCTTTAACAGCTGCTTCTTTTTGTTTTGCGTTTTCTCTGCCCGTGATTTCGACAGGGTGATGCTCGCTCAGGTGCTCTTGGTAAATGTCAAAGACAGCATGATGGAATGCAAAGACCAGAACGGTTTCGCCGGCATCCAGAAGCATTTTGAGGAACGCTGTTACGAAGGGCGCCTTTGCAATACCCAGAGCCTGCCTGCTATCGTTTACAATCTCCCGCGTCATCCTGCCCCGCTGAAACCGGTCTTTAATGCCGTCTATTGCGTTGGCCTTATTGACCGCTGACTGTATGAGCTTGCTGTATTTTCCAGTGTCGAAGTCAACAGTTTGAACAACCCTTCGCTTGGGTGGCAGGTCTTTGAGCACCTGGTCCTTTGTGCGCCGCAGCATAAGGCCTTCTTTCTTGAGATAGTCCCCGAGCACTTCGGGGTCAGTTACGATATCGGAGCCGTAGCCGTAGCACCATTCCCGCGTGAAGCTGTCCCAGTCGCCGAGGCAGTGGTACTCGATGATGTTCATGACAGCCCATATTTCCCCGCCGCGGTTATAAATGGGTGTTCCCGAGAGACCTATGCAATACTGGGTAGAGGCGGCAAGCATTGATGCGGCGCTGTACTTCTCCGTGCCGGTATGCCTGAGCTCCTGGATTTCGTCGAACAACACCGCCTTAAAGCCGTATTCTGGGAGCGCATTCTTCCAGCCGCGCAGCAACAGGTAATGGATGAGATATAGGTTCGCAGGAGGCAATTCATAGGGCTTCAGCCCTTTAATGACATGCACCCCGTCGGCAGGAATCATGTCGCTTATCGTCAGCTGCTGAAAATCCCCAGGTTGGCCGCTTCCCGGGAGACGGATGAATTTCTTGATCTCGTGCTCCCAGTTCTTAATGAGATGGGGCGGGGCAACGATAATCGAGGGGTAAGCGGACTTTTCGGCTAGGAACGCCAGGCCCTGGGGCGTCTTCCCGAGGCCCATTTCATCAGCCAGCAAGGCCCGCTCCGCCCCCGACAGATAAGCCAACCCCTTTTTTTGGAATTCAATAAGCTTGCCGATAAATGCTGGCGGCGCCTGGATTTTGTTCGGGCGAGCATTGAACTCCCTTATTCTGATTGCGTGGTCCACGGCTTTTTGATAGCTGCTCTCCCATGCTGCTGTATCCAGGATGTCAAGGGGATACCGGAGCATGATCCAATTCAGGTTCTCGGCGTTCCGCTTTGTGTTTGGGAAGCGTGCGCGGCCGCGACCCATGCTGGTCGATCCGGGGAAGAGGCGCTTAACGACTTCTATCACGCCCGGATCGCCTTCGATAATCCAGTCGCGCACCTGTCCCTTGGTGTCCTTCATGGGGCGAAGGCTTCCGACCGGATTATCGCTGCGAGGCGGACGTTGAAGGTGTGTTGGGATCAGAGCGCTATCCCCCAAAGTTTTTGAAGCCCCATCACGGTGCATGGTTTCCCTCCTGATTCCCGAATCGGTATGCGCAAACTTGTTTCAACAACGATGATAATGGCCTTGACCTCTTGATATTGGGCGTATTGGTTGATCTGCTCAACCAGCCTTGTTCGGTTTGGCTTTCCCTTCTTGACCTCGATGGCCACGCCATCGCCTGTGAGAAAGTCCACACGGCTCCCGCGGCCGAGCTTAAACTCTTTCTTGAAAGGGATGTCTGCCTGAAATAACGCTCGAGCTATTCTTTCCTGCAGGTCATACTCCTCGATGATCTTCCCGCAACGCAAGCCGCTAAGCGCCCGGACAACTTCCTCCATATCCGCACCTCAATATTCCCGTACGGGTAGCACCATGGACTTGAGATGGCCATCGTCCGTTACCATGGGCTGCAGCGAGGATCCCAAGGCGACCTCCAGATTCTCGCACTGGTACGATTTCAGGCAATCCAGCAGGTACCTGGAGTTAAAGGCTATTTTAATGGGTTCCGCGATTGGGTTTTCAGTCGGAAGTTCTTCCGTGTATGCGCCGACGGGCGACTGCGATTTAACGATGATTGTGCTTCCTTCGATGCTGAGCACGACCTTCGCGTGTTCCTCGTCAGCACAGATTTCAGCCCTGGAAACGCTGGCGATCAGCGCCCTGCGGTTTACGATGATGGATCTATCGTACTGGGGGAAATGTTTTTTATAATCGAGATAGGGGCCTTCTATCAGCCGGGTCATCAGGGTATAGCCCTCGAGCTTAAAGGTTGCCGTGTTGTTGCATATAACCTCTACCTGGCCGCTTAGGTCCATCTGCAGCAGCTTCTGGATCGCCTCTTTCGGAACGATCATGTTTATCGGGGACTCATATGGGATAGTGTGCCAGGCCAGCCGGTAACCATCGCATGCCACCAGGTTCAGGCCGTCACCCTCACATGCCATGCTTACCCCGGTCATGGTGCGTTTAGTTTCGGTGTTCGGGGCGCAGGCGTAAAGTATAGAGTTGAGCGCCTCGTGCAGGTCCTTGCCCTCAAGGGTGACCGCCTGGCCATCCGTTTCGGGTTTCTCCGACCATTCAGGATAGATGCTGGGGTCTATGCTTTGGAACGAGTTTTTGATCTTGTCGGCCTTAATTGTGATCTGATGATCGCGCGGCGTGATTTCTATGGGGCCGTCGGGCAGATTCTCGATGAGCTCGATCGCCCGCGTGGGAAGCACGAAAGGCGATTCTTCCTCCGCCGCGAGGGCGGCGGTCAGGGCCATGTTCCCGCTGTTTGCCGTCATTGTCCTGTTCTTCACCAGCACGCCGGTTTCTCTTATGAGCGAAGATTTCCCGACCATGCTTTTCATGGCTTTCAGCTTCGGCGCCAGTTCACTTTTCTGGATAATCATAATTCCACCCTTTCAAGTATTAAGATAATGCCGTTACGCTCCGGCAGCCTGAACGGCTCTAGATCATTGACCTTCATGTGCTTCCGTCCGCATAAGATCTTCATGTCACGCCAGACTTCCCACGGGACTCGATAGAATTGCCGGAGGCGGATGGCCACCATCACATACACCCGGGCGCCGAGGCGATAATGCCTCTCTAGCACCTGCTCCTGTTCGGCTGTTACCACCGACCGCTCGATCCGGTCGCTTTGAGAAGTCTTCGCCTCAAACACTATGGACCGTCCACCTTGCAACGTCCCCTGGAAGTCCGGCTGCGCCGGCTTCGTAAACACCCCCTCAAATACCCACATACCGCGATCGTTTCGCTTCCTGCTGCCGAGGACCTTGAACGGCTCGGGCGTCTTGTCGATATCGGCTTTCCCCAAGCGCCTGTAATAATCGCATGCGGCAAGGATATAGGTCTCGAACGCGGCGCCGGCGTCGTGGTTGATCCGGCCCTGCAGCTGGCGTCGGGGGTCCTTTCGCGCCTCGCCGGCGGGGGAGGGGTCACTGAGCATCAAGATACCCCTCCTTCTCAGCGAACGCTTTAATCTTCTGCACCGTTGCCGGGCCAATACCGTTGCCGGTACTGCTCTTCACGCTTAGCCGTTGGATAAACTCCCGTATGATATCGCTTCTTCTGGCGAATGATTGCTCGGCCGCTTTGCTTTTGCCCAGTTTGATGCCTTCGCGCATAATGTCCTCGATGTAAGCGCAAAGCTGCTCGTCGGTCATTTTGCGGATACTGACTGCGGTATTGTGCTGCTCTCGTTCCTGTTGGGTCATGCGACAGCTTCTTTTCTTCATGGAGTGTCTCCTTAAACGAATTCTTTGGGCGGCATAAGGATTTCTTGATGTTGCGGACGCCACAAATGCAAGCAAAACGGGTGATTGTTGACATAGTCCTCTTTGGGAGGGTGATATTGAACAACGCATTCATCGTCGCGGAAAAACATCCGCTTGATGATACACATTTCCTCCCAAGTGCAGCAGCGATCTCTATAGCTGACCGATACATGATCCCATCCGCCACCCCAGCTGAACACCACCATTGCTGGCTGCTTGGTGCCCGGAAGCCATATCATCCCATATCCGCCATCTTCAGCAACCTCTTCTATTGCAAGACAACGACATGCCCGGATTTCACCTAATGATTTCATTTGAGTCCTCCCGTATCGCACATGCACATGGTTTTTCAGCAGAAAGAGAGGCTTGCAGCCCTTTAAAGCAAATTGGGCATGCATACCCAAGCTTGACGGCGCTGGCGCCGCGCTTCTCCCGGGCGAGCAAAGCAATCATGTCCTTTTTGCGAAACTCGGTTTTGCAGAGGCTACATTTCTCCCAAAGCTGCTTTTTCTGAACCGGGCTGGGACGCTTGTACATGAGCCTTGGTGGGTATTCCTGCACGAAATCGTCGCCCAAGAGCTCGGCAAGAGATTCCTTCATGAAGACCGGGATACCGTAGGCGCGGCAGTCTTTCGCAATGTCCTGGATCCACTTTCGCTCGGGTACGACCTTGTCTTTCCTCCGACCGGTTTCGGCGCCGATGATCACCCAGCCAGGCAGGGGAACGCCCAGGTTGGCCACGAAGTCAGGGAACGGTGCCAAGATCGGCTCGATGCTTAGGAACGTATTATGGGCGGCGCTGTGGAATGCCGCCATTGACGGGTCCGTAATGGAAGTGCCAAACCACATATTGGGCAACTCGGGCAGGTGGCCGGCTATGCTGAGCTTTCTGTACCTTTCCGGGTTTTTGGTCAGGAACATGTAGTTATGCTGTGGGTACAGCTTGCAGGTCTCAAATGTCCAGCCGATCCACGCAGTCGGTACCCAGTCCCCAAAGAGATCTGTCATGGAGCCTACGAAGAAGTTGACGCCGTTTTTCACAAGAGCCGGGCCGCTCTTTTCATAAAGCCGGTATTCGTGGAGCGTCGGGGCAAACCCGAACGGGTAGCTTATGGAGCGATTTTCCCGAGTGATAAACGGCTCATGGAGCACGTAGAGGCCCTCCTGGTCAAGGTACCGCTCGCAGCGCGGATCCGACAGGTTCAGGCGCACGTCGCCGGCGAACCGGGCGGACTGCCTTCTGGCATAACAATAGGGGCAGGTATGGAGGCAGCCGGTGACCGGATTCCATGAGTAGTCGGTCCAGTCGATCTTACTTTTGTTCATGGGCGGCCTCCTTCGGCGGGGCGGGAAGCGGCATCCAGTGGGTGATGCCAAGAAACTGATAGTAGCCGTTCTCGTCGTACCAATCTTCGCCACAAAGATAGGCTGTATTTATAATACAAGGGCCAGCCTCAGCACCGTACCGACATACAAGCACAAGGGCCGAGCCTGTACAGCCTGCTTCGATGTCCGGCAACCGCTCGCTAACCGGTATCCAGCGCCGCTCGACTTCGGCCAGCAAGGCAGGGATGCCCTGGAGCGCATCCAGAATTATTCCGAGCGACTTCCCTGAGGTTACAAACGGGGCCGTGTAGAACGCATCCTCATACTTTTTGCGCATCGCGTCAAGATCAATCGTCATTGTTTTCCACCTCCGTCGTAAGCCCCCGCAACCCGTTCGATACATCCGCAAGGATAGCGGGGTGTATGTTGATGGTGGCCCTCTCTACGCTACTCCCAATGCGGTTGCACCAAAGCATCAACACGGCATTGGCCCATTGATGTTGCCGTAGCTCATAGCTGTGCTGGGTGCTTATCGTGGCTGCTATGCATAGGGCGACTTTGGCCCGGCCGTACTCTTTTAACACCTCGTCAAACTGATACCGGTGACTGAGCGCCTTGGCGATGGTCTTCAGCTCCTTAGACAGCTCGCGGGCATGTTCCCGGGTACCGTCGCCGTTGGCCACCCTGCGGACCTCCGATGCAAATGTGCTATCAAGCCTCATCGCTCTCATCCTCCCATTCGATATGCGCACCGACTTCTTCGATGCGATTCGGGCACTCACGGTGTCCCACGCCGTTGCAAAACCCGCAGAAAGGTATCATGCAGGCGGGAACCCTCCGGCCGTCGGGGTATACGATATAGGCCTTTTTCATTCCCTCTCATCCTCCTCCCAATACTCCACGTAGTATTTGAATGTTCCTGTCGTGTTCCCGGCCGGCCGCTCTCGGCCAAGCCTTACAACGTACCCGGCCTTCACCAAAAGGCGGGCAAGCTCCAGCCGGTCCTCTTCGTTGAGGCTGTTATGCCGTTGGCTGTATATCCTGCTCACGGCGCGTCACCATCCAGCTGCTCCTTTAGCTCGGTCAGCTCGTCGATAAACGTATCGAGCGCCGAAATCGGTATGCCAATTTCATTACTGATGGAGCCTATCATGATGAACCGATCATCCTCGAGCCGATATTCCAGCACCTCTCCCGCAAACGCCGTGGGCCTCAGCTTCTTCGGTTTCCGTACGGGGAGAGACGCCGGCGTCGCCTCGAGCTCGGCGGCGACCTCCGGCTCAAGGCCTTGCTCAGGGGGTTCAGACGCTTTTCTGGGCTTCTTGTTCTGGCCATAGGTGCCTTTGAGCTTTGATATTGCGATGCTTACTTTCTGCCAAGTGAGGCCGTCATAGCACTCGGCAATCTCGCGCACCTTCATGTGGTGGTTATCCATAAGGTCCAACATCTGTTCGGGCGTCAACTTGTCGGCCTTATCAGCCGGAGGGAACCCCTCCGGGATTGTGGGTATGGTCTTTGACATATTGCTCATGGTACACTTCCTTTCCAGCTCGATCAGCCGTATTTCCATCTCATGGTATGTTTGCTGCCGTATTGCCCTACAGCGGCCGGGTTCGTATTCTATATCCATTCGCCAGAAAAACGTTTGGGCAAGGTCTATGGCCTCATCCTCTGTGTCCGCGACCACGAAGCAAAACCGCATCGCCTCGGTCACGAATACGCCGTTCCATACCCTGTAAAGCATTGCTTGGTTCCTCCTGTCTCCTAAATCCGGCAGAAAAGATGTCTGCCGATGCGTCCCCAAACGCGCTTATTTATGGGTTCGCGGGAGAAGTAAACAACGTCATCAGGTAAGATATTGGTTTGACCAGACAGAACCAGCTTCGCGTTCCGGCGCGTTTTAGCGTTCGGCGTAAGAGGCTCGCCGAAGCCTGAGAACTGGCCGGGTTGAGAGTAGACGGCCCATATCGTGTCGGGGAAACGCTTGCTCTTGACGCGGTTGAGGATCACTTCACCCACTGCCTGTTGACCGCGGTCGGACTCGCCACCGGCCTCTTGCTCGATGATCCCCGCCATCAGCTCGACGTCCGACTGCTTGGCCTTGGTGGCCGGGGTCTGGGTCTTGCGCGATGTAGGCGCCGGGGTGGAATGCACCGTGGGGGCCGGCGTCGGGGTAGGGGCCGGCGTGGCCGCGGTAATGTTGGCCAGCATGGACATCAGCGACGCGAGGACGATGATAATGGTCGTGCTCATGATGCCTCCCTCGCTTTCCCCCCGTTATTGCGTTTTAGCTCCTTCAGGAAGGCGTCGGCAAATTTGAGGACCTCAGCGGGCGGACGTTTGTCACCAAACCCGTAGATTTGGCTTATATGAAGGTGTCGCATATTGATTTCAAGGGTCACGAACGGCTTATCGACGTCCTCGTTGCGTCGGATGAAAAAGATCATGGATTCGCCAGTTATATGTCTGTTGAAGTAAGCTTCGTTCCCCACGCAATGACTGAGCGACTGCCCTTCTCGGATAAAATCCTGGCGGCATGTAGGCATCATAATGGTGAACTTGTCGGATTGAAAGCATATTTGTCCAGTGTCGAGAATTTCCTGTGCTATGGCGAGATTTTCTTTTGCTTTTTCAAGCAGGAACTCGTTATTGGCTGCGACGATGCGGTCATGGGCTGCGCGTATTTCGGCCGGGAACCGGGTACTCTTGCGAGATAGGTCTACGCCCAGCGACTCAGATATTTCGATGTAATCCCTATACCAAGTCAGAAGTTGGTGCGTTCCCTCTTTGGGATATAGAGCCTTTTGCTTCGTAAAGTAATTTACGAATTTCACAAAAGACATTGTTCCCAGCAGCGCGCAAACTTCATCGGCATACCAAGGGCTTATATTCAGTTTGCGCAGTTTCAGGAAGCTTTCCGGACTAACCCATGTAGACGATGCCTTCACGATGTTGTGCTCATGCAGGGCGATGTTCATCTCTTGGTACATAGGCAGGTATTGCTTGCTCACACCCAGCACGCTTGAGAAGTCGCGACCGTCGCCAAGGTCGTCGGCAGAGATCTCCTGAGCCAGCCGGTACAGGCCCAGCCGAACGAGGTATTCTGTCGGCGGCAAGCTTTGAAGATTATTTAGCAGTCCCACAAAATCCAATGGTTCCTCAAGGTCCGCAAGCTCTGCTTCAAGGTCGATGTTGTAGTACTTTTTCCCGAATACCTCTGTCAGGTTGTCCTTGTAGAGATAAGCGAGCTTGTGGTTTGTGGTCCCGTTGCTTTGCCGATACCAATCCTCGCCCCAATACATGACGTTTTTGTACTCGTATGAGTAGATGGTAGGCGTTCCTTTCTTGGAGCGGATGTATAGTGTACGGTAATAGTCGCAAAAATTATGTTTGGGTTTGTTGTTATCAAAGGTTCGTGTCACGGTGACCCATCGGAGCAACAGGCATCCGTCTACCCTCCCGGCGATGCAGACCTTTACTTTTTCTTCGATTGAGCTCTGATAACGGGCAAGGAAAAATTTGACCCGGCTTCCGCAGCGAGGACAGGTCCCATATTTTTTATGTCTGGGATGGTCGGCGAAAAATTTGCGCCGACAGATGGTGCAAACGACGGGGTATCCGCGCTTCTCCTTTTTACCGACAAAGGCATATTTGGTCGCAACAACGTGCTCCTCGCAATACTTCACGAGGCCTTTGGGGTACGCCGGGAACATCTCGAAGTGCTGCTTTTGCAGGTCCATTTTCCGATTATACGCCCTTTGCGCCTTTTCCCTATGAATGTTCAGGCAATATGCATCGAGCATGTCGCGCATTCGATCGCGTTCCCACTGAAAAGTGATTTTGTCTTTGAGCATCTCATATGCCAGGTCAAGGTCTTCTTTGCTGGCTGTGATCCTTGAGTCATCAACGTAATACGGGTTACCTAGCGTTTGGCTTAAGCTCTTGCCCCATGCTTCCTGAGCGGAGTGGAAGGTAGTGTAGTTCTTTCCGTCCGCAAAAAACCGGACGACTAGGGAACGGTCCTTTTTTGTGTAGATGTCCACGGCCAGTATTTTACCGGACTTGGGCAGTTCAGCAACTGATGCCGCGGCGACATAGACTTCAGCTTGGCTCTTTCCCTTTAGCTTTGGTGCCGGCTGTATAGGGATTGTTGAGAGCTCTTTTTTGATCAGCATGGCAACCTCCTAAAACAGCGAGAGCTGGATGGAATTTGTTTCCTTCGGTGTTTTCTTCTTTGCTTTGGCGCCAGTTTTGGTCGCCTTGGGCGTCTTCGGGGCGGGGGCCGGCCGCGGCTTGGGCGCCTGGTTCATTTCCTCCTCGGTGGGCGCATCTCCGGTCAGATGGATCACCATATTGAACTCGACCTCTGAATTGGGGAAATAGAATTTTGTGGCCCGGCGATAGACTTCGATGTCGGAAATAGACTCCCTGACTCCTTGCATTATCTCCTCGCAGCAGTCCGACAGGGTACGCTTTGTGTTGAGCACCACTCGGGCAAAGCGTTCGTCTTCCTCGCTGAACTGCCGCAGGGTGTTGGCCACGTAGGTTGATACCGCCTTTTCTTTGTTGCCTCCCGAAAAGGACTGAAGTTCGGCATTGATTTTCTCAATCGCGGCCGCTTGATCGGTGCTGAAAGTCACAGCGATGTTATCCATAATGATTCTCCTTTCAAAACAAGGACAGTTGCCCGTTTTTTCCTTCTCTCAGGGGGGTGTCGTAAGAGTAGGTATTGTTCACGATTTGGGGCTTATCGTTTGTATTTTCAGCGCATATCGGGGGTGAAACGGGGGTTTCGTTCATGATCCCGGCGGCCCTTATAGCCGCGTATGCCGTCTCCGTGACCTGCTTAATCGCTTCGTCCTCGGGGTATTGCTTGTCGATGTTCCCGCACCTCTGCCGCCATATCCAGCCGTCCCAGATATAAGCCGGGGTGTACCAGCGGGACCACTCCTCAAGAGAGAGCGTGTTGCCGTGGATTACCACCGCGGGAATACCGTAAAGGCTAAATTGCAGGTATGCCATATGCACGCATTTAAGGTCGACGTCGGTCGCGGTGACCACCATTTGCTTGCAGTAGTTGAATTTACAGTCGGTGAGAGCCTTAGCCATACTGAGTACCATTGCGCCGCTTCCAACACAGGGCTCGCAGACCGGAATATACTCCTTTTCAGCTATGGTCGGGTCGTTCTTCGAAAGAGACATCCGGGCCATCATGTCGCAAACATTCGTTGGGGTGAAGAACTGGCCTTTCCATTTGTTGTGAAGTTCGAGCTCGTGGAATATCTGGCCCAAGATGTCCTCTGGCAAGCGGGCTTCAGCGTGCACCTGCATTATCTCGATCAGGCTGGCAAGCATCTGTGGGAAAAGATCCAGCTCACTTTTGTTGTAGCGCTTCACCCGCTCGAGGTACTGCTTCTCGCGTTCGTCAAAGTGGACCTTGTCGACGGCATTGCTGATGGAGATTGCCGACAGCTCGCAAAAATCACTGAATACCTGCCATGCGCTGTGCCTGTGAGAGAGCTGCCGGATGGAATCGAGTATCGGCTTGGTCGATGTGTTCATCATGTCTCAAGCCTCCCGTCTGCTATGGTCCGTTTTACTTGTGCGTCGTAGACATCCATCAATGATCGGCAACCGGCCGCATGCCAGTTTTCGAGGCATTTGAATGCATACCCTACGCGGTTGTCGGCGTTGGCAAGGGACGCGGATCGGAGCGCCTCGCAAATCGCGCCTGTTTCCATGCCGCTTCTGAGCCAGCGCTCCAGGGCATTAAGCTCCTCCGGGGTAGGGTTTTTATTAAACGACGTTTTATACTGCGCTTCGATTTCCTCGCGCGCGCCTTCTGGTATATCATCTTCATCATCAATAAAAGAAGGTACGGTTATAGCAGATTTTTTCCGCCCTAAATCAACCCCGTAATCTGGCAGATTTCTGCCAGATAATTGCCCGATATCTGCCAGATAATTGGAGTATAACGGTCGGAGAGACATCCCGGCTTCTGCAAGGGACCTGCCGCGTTTTTGCCTGTAGCATGAACGGCATGCAACGACGACATTGGCCTCGGAGTAGTCCCCAGCGGGATCGACTTGATCGTAGGTGCCGCCGGCTTCACTTTTTCTGTCATTCCAGTTCACCTGCCTCCCGCAGTAGCGGCAATGATCTCCGTCGCGGTGCTTCACGGCCTTGACGAGCCGCATGTTGCCATATAGGGCGTATTTGCGCTCGGCGTAAGCTTTCTCCTCGGCGCGGTGCTCCTGCAGCTTGCCTGTGTAGATGTACCAATCGTGGAGCTTATAGACGCCGTTTCCGAGGTCATCCACCCAAGCGCTCGGGTTGTCCGGGTAGACCGTGGTGAGCGCCTTAAAGAAGGTTTTTGGGTTCTTGCGCCACCCGGCCTGCACTGCAATCTCCTCAATGGGGATATGGCTTATATCCCCGTCTGGCAAAGCAACATCGAGAGCCCAGCACCAGAGCCTGCATAGCAGACCACCAGCGTACACCGGGTCTATCTTGAGTGCCGCAGCGAACTTCGTCAACTTGCGGTCATTCCATAGGCTTTGATGTGCTTCTATCCAGGCCATACTTCCCGCGTCACCCCCTTGCGGGTACCCCGAAGAAGAGGCACCCGCGCATTCTGAAGAACTGTTGCCTAACCCAGCTCGATCTTGCTGCCGGCGTCTGTCTTGACCACATCGATGTTCTGCGGGAACCTCGCCTTCATTGTTGGGTCATGCGTGATGGCCATGACCTTCAGGTTGCTGTACCGGGCCTGGATAGTCTCAAGGGCATCACAATAGGCCTGGATACCGTCGGCGTCCAAGAAGGGCGGCTCGTCGATAAATAGCATGCCGAGCTGGATCCCCGCCTGGCTGCTCTTGATCTCAGCCAGTGAGAGGATAGCGGAGAGGGCGGCCTTGACCTTCTCACCGCCGGACTTGGAGAGGTAGGGGAGTGTGTCCTTCCCGTATTCCTCGATCACTATATCCAGCGTGGGGACCTCTTTTTTGTTGTTGGATTTCAGGACCTTGTCGGTTATGAACTCCATGCCCATTTTGCCGCCGGTCATTTGGCCGAGGATGTTGTTGGCCGTGGCCGTCAGCCTAGGGAGCATGGAGCGGATGATGTTGTGCGGGATACCGTCCTGCGAGAAGGCGGCTTTCAGGGTCTCATACCGCGACGCCTGCTCGGAAAGGGTGTTGATCTCGACCTGGATAGCCGATATCTCGGCCTTTTTGTTCGCGATCTCCTCAAGGCGGTGCTGCAGGCGCCCGATCTCCATCTGCATGGCGGAAAGTGCGTTCTGCTGATTGGCGATGAGCTCCTCAATGCCTGTAAGCTGAATATCCAGATCTTTGGTATCCGCTTGGGCAAGCTCCTTATGGTATTCTTCCGACCTTGTGCCGATGTCGCTGAGGACGGACGTGTGTTCCTTGGTCAGCTCCTCGATCCGGGCGGCCGCCGTTGCCTTGCGTTCCTTGGCGACGGGCAGTTGTTTTTCTTTCTCCATCCATGTTTCGGCGGTCATGAGCTTGCCCTTGAGAGACAGGTGGTCGCGCTCTATTTTCTGCTTTTCTTCTGCCAAACGCTTGGCCTCCTGAGCCCGCTCAAGGACCTGTGCGAGCCTTTCCCGGGCGGAGGCTATGGAAGTGTCAAGGGATGTAAGCCGCTCCTCCAGAAGGGCGATATGCTGCCGAATGCTCCCGAGCTTTTCATATTCCTTGGCCAGCTCTTCAAGGGACGCCACGGCCGCGCGGCGCTTCTTCAGGGCGTCAGGATCATAGCCCAGCTCCTCGCGCTGGCGGAGCAGTGTGTCGGCTCCGCGCTTGACCTCTTCCAAAGCGTCCTGCTGGGCCTTCTTCCAATCCGTGCACTCTTTGCGGTAGTCCTCGAGCTGGTCTTTGGCCTTTTTGGCGTCGGCCAGGAAGACGCAGGTCGCATTCCCCGGGTCAATGCACTTACTGTTTTCCAGCATCCCGGCTTTGGATTGTAGCGTTTCGATTGTGGCCTTTCGCTTGGCCGCTTCGGCCTCAAACGCCGCCAGCTTGGTTGAATATTCTTTGTTCAGCTCGGCGATGTCGTTTGACAGCGCGATATACAGTTCGGAGCGGCTCTCCATCGCCTCCAGAGCGGCCTTCTCTTTTTTTAGCCGGTCCAACGCTTTCTTCAGCTCAGGTTCCCGCTGCAGCTGCTCTTTATAGGAAGTAATGCGCTGGGTGGCGCTCACCTGCTCCGTCTCGGTCGCGGCGATTTCGGTGCTTATCTTCTGCGCTTCTTCCCCGATACCGGTCAAAGATGAAAGCTTTTCTTTGAGCGTCGCGTATTTGGTCAGGTAGGCCTTTTCTTCCTTTAACAACTGAGGATACATGCCGGCAAGTTCGAGAATCGTATCTTCGTCGTTAAGAAGGGCATCTGCTTCAGTGATAATGGCTTCCTGCTTTTCGATCTGGGCAGCAATATCGGCCGCTTTAATTTCCAAGGCGTCGAGGTCCTGCTTGATCTTCGCAGCCCGGGCAGCCGCCTCCTGCTTTGTGGCCAGCTGGAGCCTGATGTTGTCGCGGTTCGCAGTCGAGCCTTGGATTTTCAGCTGCAGCTGTTCGACCTCCGCGTTGGATGTCGCAAGCTGGTTTCTCAGATCCGGTTCACCCAAGATATCATTGCTCAGTAGCTCCACAGCCTGCTTCTTCTGGGTGATAATACGGTTTACATCCTTTGCCCGGCTCCGTGCAAGCTGCTCCATGTCGTTGTAGATTCCGAGGCCGAGGATGTTGCCCAGGATGGACATGCGGTCCTCCTTGTTCGCCTCGAGGAACAGGCCGTACTGATCCTGCATGATAAGCGCGCACGACCGGAAGGTCAGGCTGTCCATGCCGAGGATCTCGATGATACGCTCCTGGGTGTCTTTGATTTTCTCAGCCGAGCGGTTCGCCCACTCTCCGTCGACCAGTTCCGAGAGGGTTAGGGTAGCCTTGCCCGACTTCGCCCGGGTACGGGTCACCCGGAACGTCCGGTCGCCGATGGCAAAAGTGAAGGATATCGAGCCGCTGCGTGCCTTCTCGTCGGCCCTTATCCAGCCGGTCAGGTCGCCTTCCCGCGGTTCTTCATAGAGGCAGTCGAGGATCGCGTCCATAAACAGAGAGGACTTGCCAGCGCCGTTTTTGCCGTTGATGGTGCAGAAGGATATGGCGCCAAAGTCGAAGCGTTCAGCCTCGTAATTCCGATAGTTTTTGACCTCGATTTCCAGGGGTACGAATGCCCCTGAGTGCCGAGCGACAGCGTTTTGGGCGGTCGCCTCGGCAATGATCGGCCGCGCCGCTTCCACGATAGGCCCGACCTTATCGTAGGGGACCGCCTTTTCATTCAGGTAGTTGATCAGGTTTGCTTCTGGGTCCGTCTTTTCGGACAGCTCGTTCTTATTTGTGGATGTTGTGATTTTCTCTGGGGATATTTCGCTCACCCAAAATGCGCCGAGGTCGTAAAGTTCTTTCTCCATGACAGCCCGGTTCAGGGCCTTGTTGTCCTCGTCGGTGCAGGAATAGAGCACCCGTACGATCTTGCCGGAGAGGTCGCCCATAACGGCCACCATATCCCGCATCGCAACGCCGGCAAGGTATTTTTGGATATGATGTGCGCCCCAACGAATGGTAAGAAATTCCCGTGCCGGAGTTGTGCGGAATGCACTGTTTATCAGCCGGTCAAATGGCAGGTCGGGTTCAATTTCATGGATCCAGAAACCCCGCTCCTGCCCTTCATCGTTGAAGTTAAGTGCATTGATGGCACCGGAGTAGAAAGTATGCCTGCAGCTGGGTACCTGCTGCGGCTTATGGATATGGCCAAGCGCCACCAAGTCAAATCCGGCCGCGTCCAGCACCTCAGGCATGATGACCGGCTCGTACTGGGCCAGGAATTGCGTCTGGCCACTCTCGGTATTGCATCCGGAGACGGTATAGTGTGCCATGAGCACGGAGGGGCAGTCAGGGTTGCATTTGGCTTTTAGGCCGAGAACAATCTTGCCAAGTTCTTCGGTAAAGACCTGGTTTTCCTCTTCCTTAGATAGGCCCGGAAATTTTGCCCGGAAGGCGCCGCGGTCGAAGCCGGGGAGACAGGCGATATGAAGATCACCAAAATGAACGATATCAGGCTCTGTGATGATATATACATTTATAGGCCGCCTGGTTGCGAAATGCGTTTTAAGCAACTCATACTGTTCTTCTCCGTCATGGTTTAACGTACCCCGTAGCAGGACCACAGGAGCGATTTTAGAGAGGGCTTCCAGCGCCCCAATGGCGGTCTTTACTTCAGAGAGGCCGCGATCTGCCCAGACCCGCGCTTGGTGCAGGATATCGCCGGAGACCAGTATGACATCAGGGCAATTGTCGGCGGCGCAATCTATCATGCTCTGGATGCAGTTAATCGTATCCAGCGCCCGGAGGTTCTGGCCACCTATTTCCGGCCCGGGGAAGTTGCCTATGTGCCAGTCGGCGGTGTGAAGAATCCTTTTCATGAGGCACCTCCAAACTCCGCAATGCAGGCGGGGCACAAATGCACCCCGTGAACCTCCCGCAGCGTGTCCTCGTCCCGGGAGCCGCAGCATACGCATTGCAGCCTTACCGGCCGTAGGACGATTTGGTCGCTTCCGTCAACCAGTATCTCGAGCAGGCTGCCGTCCAGAATGCGCATGTTGCGCCGCATCTCTCTGGGGATCATCACCCGGCCGAGCGCGTCGAGCGGCCGCACAATACCTGTAGACTTCATCATTCATTCTCCTTTTGGCACTTCATGCAAAGCGGAACCCCGTAGTGTTTCCGTGAGAATTCCGCTACCCCGGGGGTAATGTTGGCCTTGCAGGCATGGCACAGAGTGGGCTCCTCTTCATATTCCTCGTCAAGGAAGGGGGGAGTATCCGGGAGGGCATCACGATTTTGAGGATTTGTCGGGGGATCGTTGTCCGGCTCGTCCTCGCGATCCGAGGCGAACGCGGCGTTGTTGGCAAACTCTTCAGGATTAAAGCCGTCAACCACATACGAAGCATCATGTATGGTGCCTGAAGAGGGGAGGAGCTGTTTGGCCCCGAACATGTTGGACACGGAATTCATGCCCTGGTCGAGCATCGCACGGCGCACGGTGGGATCGTTATAATCCGGACTGAAGGTGACGCGGGGAATAGCGAAGGGCTTTCCCAGCTCTTCCTTGGTGAATTGCCCTTTCATGCCGGTGAGAGCGCGGATCACCCTGAGGATGGCGCCGGTCATTGCCTTTTCTGCGGCGGTTTTCCGAAGCTGTGTCATGTTGACCAGCACAGAACGGTCGATGTATTTTTGCCGGTCTTCATCCGCGATGCGATAGGCTCTGCAGGGCTTTCCCAATTTGTCAGTGGTGTCGAACCATTCTCCCTTGAACAGCTTTGCCGCTTCCTGGGCGGCCTTTTTGTCTTTGATCCCCTCGATTGATTTGTCCATGAACTCCAGGCGGAATCGGTCTTCTTCGTCGTCAAGGTTGATTACCTTTTCATCACAATGCGTTTTACCGGTCCCGTCCGGCATCCGCATGGCGCCGTAAGCCTTGGCCTTGTAGCAGTTCTTGGACACCAGGGTGCCATAGGTATTGGCGGGGTCGAACTGGATTCCCGCGGCCGCGGCCATTTTCATAAGGGCCGGTTTGGCAAGGGAGAACGTATCGACCCATTCGCCATTGATCTGGACCGAGCCGACTTTGAAGATGTCGCCGGAGTTTTCTGAAATATCGATGCGAACCTCCATAACGGTGTACTTATAAAAAGGGTTCATTTGGACTTCATTCGCAACCGGCATTAGAAGATTGCAGTCCTTATACTTGTTTTTGATCTCAGTGAGAGCGTCCATAGATTTGTTCCTCCATATTGATTGATTTTCGTGGAGCCGAGTGCTACAATATGGATATCTGGTAAGGGTGCGACGGCTTCGGCCTCGCGCTCTTTTTCCATATCGCAGCGGTCATGTGGTGACGATCCCCCTTTCTTCAAGCCATTTCAAGACCGTTTCCCGCTTGATAATACCTCCTTCCTCGGGCAGCGGCGTGATGAAGTCCCACTTGAATTCCTGATGTAGAGACGTGGCCACCGGCTCGTCTACGAACATAAGCAGGATGTTCAGGGCCAGATCCGCCGGTCCGCTGCCGCCGTAGCCCCATTCGAACCCATCCGGGCTATGCCGCGTGATCCTGCGGGGGACGTTCGTCTCCGGGGCGCCGTTTTGGCCTCGTGCGCAGACGATGTCTCCGAACACGAGAGGGACCGCCTTGGGCATTGCCGGCTTCCCGGTTCGAGTCTTTGCCGTAGAGGTCTCCTTGGCGGCAGCCCGTTTGCCCGGGAGTGACCTGCCGGTCATTTTTTGGAAACAGACTCTCCCGAAGCCGGCCTCGATGCAGTCGGGGTTCTTCAGCACCCGGTTGCATCGGTTGCAACGATCAGAGCTCACTTTTTCACCTCCTTCCGTTTCGGACCAATCAGGCTGAATGCCAGGCAACCGATGGCGATGATCAGAAACCACTCGCCGCCGACCGCGTGGTATCCCCGGTATGCATATACTGCCGGCAGCAGCAACGCGGCCGAGATCCCAGCTGCTATTATGCCGGCGATCAGCTTGACAACAAGGATTTTCATGAGGTCCTCCTTTTCTTCGCGGCGATAGGCTCCAAATCGTCGTAAAATTTTTCCTTAAAGAACTTTTTGGAGACCTTACCGGGCACAGTGAGATAGCCGCGGTCCTGCAGCTCCTTGTTGAGGGTCTGAATCACCTTGTAGGCCTTGGATCGGCAAACCCCCAAGATGGACATAATGTCCTCAACCTGATAAAATCTCATGGTGGTCACCCCTTTTGTAGCTTCTTTTGTGCCCAGATTTTGAGCTCTTGCGTGTAGTTGGAAATTGCCTCAAGCGCATCCATTACGTCGTCGAAGAGGGGGCGTTCATGCTCGGTAACAACGCCATCATCGGCAATGTCGAGCAAGGTCTCTTTTATGTTGGGGACTTTTCCGAGAGCATTGGAGAGCCGAATAACCAGCCGGTCCAGCTCGCGGAGTTCAATAGGTGCATGGCCGGCGCCGATGGGGCAGACTTCCCGGCAATAATAGGGGAGCAGCTCGGGCGCATTGTAGCAGTCGGCCATCAGGACGACCTTGTCCACGGGCACAACCTTGGTGTTGCCCAGCTCGTAATCGGCCAGTGAGGATACAGATAATCCGAGCTGTTCGGCGGCGCCTTCTCGGCTGTTCAGGCGATCGTCGTACTTTGCGGCCGCTTTCCTGCAGCGAAAATAAATATTTTCGCCCGCTTTTATGGGGCGTGAACCCATTTATCTCACCCGTTCTTTGCTGTATATTGAGATTGAGGCATGTTTGTATCCTGTGAGGATACTTCATTCCCAAAAAAAAGATCTTCAATTGTACGGCCAAAATAATCGGCCAGCTGTTTCGCTTCCTGCACAGTAGTGCTGACGCTTCCGCATTCTTTTTTGTAATAGGCGGCCTTAGTTTTTAAGCCGAGCATGTTAGCCAAAGTCTTGGCCGGCGTATTTGTTTCTATGCGCATCGCGCGCAACTGCTCGAACACCCCGTCACCTCCTTAAAAGCGAAGTATCCTGTCAAGATACTTAGATTATAGTATCCTCACAGGATATTGTCAACGGAAATTTTAAATTTTGTATCTGATTTAGATACGAACGAGATTATCCTAACAGGATACTGTATAATTCTTTTGAGGTGATTGCGGATGAATAGGATTCGTCAGCTCCGCAAAGAAAAGGACTGGTCGCAAGAGCAGTTAGGGGAAAAATTAAAGGTTGGAAAATCGGCGGTATCAAAATATGAGCTCGGACAAGTGCCCCTGACCGATGCTGTAATTAATAAATTATGCGTGATTTTTAATGTTTCCGCTGACTACCTGCTCGGTATTTCAAACATACGCAGAGCCCCCCTTACTCAAGAGCAGGGGGACCTTATTATAAGAAATGCACTCAAAGATACAGGCCTTCTGGCGCCAGATGGCAATTTATCTGAAAAAGGGAAACAGGTTATATCAGAGTTCCTTGCTAGCAATGCTGAAATGCTCAAGAAGCTTATCCAAGACAAGTAACAGCTGATGTTGAGTGAGATAGTCCGCATTGATTATACAGAGCTTTCTACACATGGAAACGATTTCTGAATATGCTGACATCGGAGCGTCTTCATTCATCTTCTGCACCAGCTTTCACAGATGATTTTCCACGCGCGTGTACCGTTATTATATAACAATATACGTTATAATGACAGGGAGGGGATTCACGCCATGAAAAAAGCGGCTACGTTCATGCTGTTTCTTGGTATTTCGCTGTTCTTCGTTGCTTGTTCGACAGCTCCATCAAAAAAAACAATAGTGGAGACGCCCCGCCCCGTTCCTTCCCACATACAGGGCATCTATGATGCTTATAAAAAGGTATTGACAAATAATGCTCCGATTCAGCTAACCTTAGGAGAATCAGTGCTGTTTGGAGTATCGACATATAACATACCCCTTTCCGGAAACCACGGGCAAACCAATTTGTATGCAGAATTTCGCATTGGCGAGGACAAGGAGGCAGAACAATCGTTCTCCGTTTCCTTCGGGGTTCCGGATGAAACCTCGGTACTAAAAGAAGTCGTCGTTGCTACCCTCATGGCAACAAATAGCAAATTAACCGAAAAAGAAGCAAGAACCAAGATGCAGGACCTTGTTAATTCATATAAAGAAGATGATTATAGCAAGGTGATCGAGAACGGTAATTACATTTTGTTTTTCACCCCGAAAAAATATTTGATGGGCTATGTTTCTTGGCTGGAAGTGGTCCATAAAGACGAGATTATGCCAGAAATAGATGTATCGGCTTATTCTCCGATAGATTATGAAACGGCCTTGGCCGGGGATATGAATAATGGCGTGAAGGTGTTTTTTACTGGTGTGGTTGAACAAAAGGATAAAGATGCACTATATAATGATGAAATAAACGTATTGTTTAAAGGCGAAGATGGCCACGAATATCTTGTTGGATACCTTTTTGCTTCAACTCCTGTCACATTCCAAAACGGAAAAAGATATACAATATATGGTTCCATTTGCTCAGAAAACGATGGCACAATACCCGTATTAACATTGGATTATATGGAGATGCAGGATTAGGACTATGAAAGAGGCCGCCACCGGCATAGCCATCCTGGAAAGCGTAGACATCATTACCTTGCGGAAGCTGATGTCGTATCCCTATATCAACTTTATCAGCCGCTATTTTACCGAAATGCGGGAGTATGCGGCCGGAGTACGCTTTGCAGAACATTGCCTCGGGATCATATCGCGGCACAAAGCAGAAATCGAGACAGGGGAGCTCGAGCAATGGACAAAGTATTTTAGCAGCCAGCACAAGGTTTGGTCGAATTACATTGCCAAAGGGAAACCGCCTTTAACCCCGGCGCAGAGAGCGAAGCATCTATCTGAAATGGAGTGGCTCTTGGGTTACATGAAAAAGATAGAGGGGAAGTATTGATGCCGGCATACTTTGATGATGAACGGAAAACATGGTATTGCAGCTTTTACTATAAAAACTGGCAAGGTGAGCGCAAACTCAAGAAAAAGCGCGGCTTCAAGCGACATAAGGATGCCTTGGCCTTCGAGCGAGAGTTCTTACTTAAAGCCGGCGGCAGCCCGGATATGACCTTTGGGACGCTAGTTGAACTTTATTATGAGGACTTCGCTCACCGGGTCAGGCGGTCCACCCAGACCACCAAGAAAAATATGATAGAAACGCATATCCTGCCGTATTTCAAAAACAGAATTGCCTCAGAGATAATCAACACGGACATCCGGCTCTGGCAGAACCTCATGTTGAAAAAGAAGAACCCCCGGACAGGTCAGCCATATAAGCCCACCTATTTGCGTTCAGTCAATAGCCAGATGAGCGCTATATTCAACTTTGGAGTGACTTTTTATAATCTGCCTCAAAACCCATGTTCAAAGGTGAAGTCCATAGGGAAGAAGCGGGCCGATGAAATGAAGTTCTGGACGCTCGACCAGTTCAATGCGGTTATCGACCAGGAGGACCGGCCGGCGTATCACACTGCGTTCATGACACTATATTGGACAGGCATTCGCGAGGGTGAGCTGCTCGCCCTGTCGCCCAAGAAAATACTGGACGCCATAAAATCCCTGAATATTACGGAGACATATAAACGCGAGAATGGGGAAGATGTCTTCGATGACCCCAAGACCGAGCGTGGCATCCGCGTGGTGTCCATGCCGGACTTCCTCTATATGGAGATACAGAAATATATGGGCGCGCTGTATGGACTGGAGGCCGGCGACCGGATTTTCTATTTTACGGACACGGCGCTTAATAAAGAGCTGGACCGCATCGCAGAAAGGGCCGGCCTGGAAAGGATACGGGTCCATGATCTCCGGCATTCTCATGTTTCCCTTTTAATTGAGCTGGGTTTTAGTGTCTTTGCCATTGCTAAACGAATTGGAGATACAGTAGAGGAAGTGCAGCGCACTTATGGCCACCTCTATCCTGACAAAGACAGAGATATCGGCCGGGAGCTGGAGCGCCACCGAAACGGCATCGTCAGGGATGACGCGGTCACCTCGGGGGAGAATGACGACAGAGCCATCGCGGTGATCCTTGAGACAGAACATAATTCTCATAAATTGAGGCTGGTTTAGGTTTGTAATGCCAAAGTAATGCCACGGGAACAAAAAGGACCCCGGAAACCCGCATGGATAAAGGGTTTCCGGGATTTTTTCCGCTATTCCCACTCGATTGTCCCCGGCGGCTTGCTTGTTATGTCATACACAACGCGGTTGACGCCGCGGACTTCGTTTATGATGCGGGAGGT